TGCAAACTAGCTAATGCTGATAGTAAACTATCAAGACTTGAGTACAAGTGTAATCTTTACAATTTACTGTTGTAAGTTTTACAAAACTGACGTGTATGCAAGAAGCATGCCAAGTGCAACAGAAAAATTATTTTTACGTCGCTGTGAAAAATAAAGCTTGACAATTTTTTTGCGTTGTGGTAAGCTTGTCCACGTAGCCAAAAAGACTTTCCAGTCTTGACTATCAGGTTACAAAAAAACTAAACAAGAGGTGTTACTATGCAGTTACAGTTAACTAGTAAGTATGATGTTGGTACTAAGCTACAAGTTAAGTACAATGCTACTATCTTTGATGCTGAAGTTGAAGGAGTTAAGTTTGAGCATATTACTAAAGCTAGAGAAGCTGACTGTAGTAGCTATATATTCTATAGGCTTAAGCTATATGGTATCAAGAAGCCTTATAGTATAATGCTAGATGAACCTAGTCTAGTAAGTAGTATGGTAAACTAATATGAAACCTTCGACAGTCAACTATCAACTTAATATAGATATGGCTGGTATAACTAATAAATCAACTTTAGAAATATTACTTGTACACGCTATAAGACTATGTGCTGATATGATGATTAGTTATCAAGGGATAATAGTTGATAGTAAGAGTGGTGTAATTAGCAAGACAGTTAAAAATGGAAAAGTAAAAAATGAAGTTACATATAAATATAATTACAGAGTAAACTAGTATCCTGATGCTAGTTACTATACTGTGGAGGTAAAACAGTATGTCACACGCTAACTTGTTAAGTATGGAGAAAGGTAAAGTAAAGCAGAAAGAAAGGTACAAACGTGTAGTAGAGCGAGCAATGAAACAGTTTAGTCATACTGAGATGAATGACTTTGTTGAGAGGGGCGGTTGCTTTAAAGTTAAAAGATACTTTCACTTACTTGGGTTTAAGAATATAGAAAGTGTAAGAAATAACTTTCTTACTGGAAAGAAAGTAGTTAACTAGTTATGTCTACACCAATTAGAATTAGATGTAAAGGTATTAAACAAATTAGAAAGATACTTACTAAGCTAACTGAACTTGGTTATAGTACTGATTGGTTTATACAAAACCTTGACTATGTAAGTACTTGTACTTCCTTAAGTCTTGATGATGATAATGAAGTAATAGGTGAGGTATGTTGGTGTAATACTAAAGTATGTACTCCAAGATGTAGTGCTTGGGAAAGCTGTAAAAAGTTTTTATGGCTAGAGTTTGATGAGCTACATAAAATACCTAAAGTTGGTGAAGAGATGGAGTTAACTATATTAGATGAGGTGAAGTATGATACCACTAAAACTAACTCACTTTAAGGTTGATATTACAGAACTTACTCCTGATGAACTTAATAATCTTATACTAAAGATAGAAAAAAATGGTATACCTATTAAACCTTACTTCTCTAATACTGTACTACAACGAAATAGTAAACTAATCTGCTGGCATCATACTAAGCAAGCACGTCTTTGTTCTTGTGGTACTTTATGTAATGGCTGTTATTCTAAAAAGACATGTTATGCTTATTCAATTCCTTTCCTTACTGTAGAGGACATACTAAAGTATGAGTTAACTTTACTTGATGAAATAAGAGGAGAGTTAACATGAAGCATAATACTTTTATTATAAGACTTACTTATTCTGAAGCTAGAGTTACAGTTGAAAAACTAAAAGAACTGGGGTATAATGTTGGTAGTTGGTCTAAAGATACTATAGGTTTTATGCAATATGAAACTCCACCATTTACTATTACTGTAAATAGTAATAGATTAGGATGGTGTTCTAATAGATGTCAAGATAATTGCTTTCACTGTTACGATTATGATAATTGTAAAGTATTCACTTTTAAGGACGTACTTCTAGGTAACCTGCCTAATTTACTTGATAGTTTTACTATACTAGATGAAGTTAAGGCAGATATGATATGAATATCCAACCACCATATAGTATACTACTAAGTGATGAAGAGGAGAAACTAAAAGTATATGCAATACTTAACTCTATGGGAATACACTTTAGTTATCCTGCTAGTCTACAAGATAAGTGTAAACAATTTCATGTCCACCCTGATAATGCTTTAACTTATTGTACTTATACACATAACCGTGATGACTGTATGAGTATAAGTACGGGTTGTATTGCTGTTTGGTATAAACGAATACTTGCTAAAGTATTCATTGGTGAAAAAGTACTTAGTATATTAGATGAAATAAAAATGGAGGACAACTATCATGAAAGAAGTTGTAGGTAAAGAGTTAATGTCTTTAGAAGAAGTTAATGAAAGCATACTTACTGAGTTAGACTATCTTGATGTAGCTGAAGAAGCTATTGAAGTACCTGACATTGAGGTACTATCACCTAGAGTACAGGTGATAAAGGACTTCACACTTAAAAGTGTTGATGAAAAAAAAGCAGTAGTAAGTACTGAGCAGTACAAGAAGTGGACTAAGTTAATAGGTAGTCACAATAAACCTACGTTACTTTAACTTGAACAAGTTACTAAAAAATAAAAGGAGGACTAAGGGAATGGAAGTAAAAGATTTTTATGGGTTGAGAATTGGGCAGAAGTTAGTTGACAAAAAGAGTAAAGAGAAAGTTACTATCGTTGGGTTAGGAATGACTGAGGGAAAAGGTGATGCTAAGGGACTATACCTTGATGTACTACCTGATGAAAAGACTAAGTTAAGTATAGAGTTAGACTGGGAAGATGTATGTAATAAGTATGATAAGGATAAAGTGTTTAAGCGTTACTGGTTGTACGCTTTCAAATCAAAGAGTGCAGATAGTTACTACCAAACAAGTAGTAGCTTTGTAGATGAGAATGGATTTAATACTAACGGAAGTAGAAGTTCTTTTAGTGAAGTTAATTGGCGAACAGGATATGATTTAATTAAAATAGAGAACTGTTACATAGATGTAGAAGTACCAGAGAAAAAGTAATGGCAAGACGTAACAAAGTTAACCTACTAAACCTAGTACACAAGTTTGAAACTGAGGGTTTAAGCCATAAAGAGTTGATGACTTTGTTTAGTAATTTGGTTAGACAAGATAAGCTTAAAGAAACTGATGACTACTATAGAGAAGTAGCCACTAACTTAGTAGGCAAGGGTTACTTAACAGCATCAGGTAGTGTAACTCTAAAGGGGATTAAGTTTTATATAGACAAAGATAATCATAACAAGTGGCAAGTAAAGCGTAACTTAGAAATGGAAAGTATACTACGTAAGGAAGTGCTATGTCAGTCTTAAACTACTCACCTAAGTATAAGTTATATAAGGACAGGTATTCAATAACAGCCTGTACTTACTTTAATCCAGATACTATGATGGCTGAAGATAAGTTTGAACACTTTGTATTTGCTAAAAAGTTTAACGATATACTTGTAGTTAATGTTGGTGACTTTATTACTAACAGTTGGGTTTCTAAATCTCATTGTAAACGTAGAATTAATGCTTTACTAAGGCTACTACAAGAGAAGTACCCAAAAGAATATTATAATATGGTAATGATTAGTATGCCATATAACTTAGGTGGTATGAGCGACAATGAGTTAATAAGAACACTTACTAAAATGCGTAACTACTGGGAGGGGCTTAGAAGACATGCTAGAAGTAGATGGGATTTCTATAACAATAGATTAACTGACTGTGAGGCAGCACTTAATAGGTTGGCTGTTCTTAAAGAGGAGGTGAGTATACTTGAAGAAATAAAATCAGAGCTTAGAGCAGTGTGGTAAGTTACTAACTAATTATTAGGAGGTGGTTAAGTTTTGAGTAAACCTAGAACGTATGTGCTATTGTATGAAGATGAAACAGGTGAGATAAAGTATGCAGATAGAGTTGATGCTAAGTCTTTTGAAGATGCTGAGTTAGTATTTGCTGACAAAGAAGAAGAGTTAGAAGACAGAACTCTACCTTACTTTGTATGTGAAGAAGTAAGAAGTATTACTAAAGATGCATATGTAGAAAGTGATGAAGATATGCTTAATGGTACTGAAGAAGTTGATGATGAAGAAGATATAATAGCATAGTAAAAGAGGGTGCTTGTTAGATGAACTGAACTCATAAGGGTTACGGTATCCGACCCCAACAGTTAAGTGGATAGCCTACTAAATAAACAAAGGGAGAAAAATGTAATGGAAATTAAAATCAATTCGAAGTTTAACTTGGGAACTAAAGTGTTTGTTAATGTTAATGATGTAGACAGAGAAGTAGAGTGTGAAACTTGTGGTGGCACTCATACTGTGTCAGGCAGAGATACATTAGAAGGAACTATTGCAACAATAGACTTCAGCTTCTTACAGGCAGTAGATGGAAAGCCTTATCAAAGAGTTATCTACTTAGTTAAAACTAAGAAAGGTACACTTGCTAGAAAAGGCGAGAACGTTTGGACTAAGAAGTCTGACGCAGTAAATGCACGTAACTAAAGTAAGCAACTAAGTACTACATAATTTTCATAAAGGTACTGGGGTAGCAAGGTTTATTACCTCTTTTCTTTGCTACTCCATACCTCCTATCTAATAATAAACTGGAGGATAATCTAAACTAATATGTACGGATTAACTTTTCTTGCTGCTAAAATACTTGGTAAGTTAGATGCTAACCCAAATATAGAAGCAGATAAGTTAAACAAGATATTGCCTGAACTAGAAGTAAGTACTTGTAAAGAAATACTAGTGGCTTATACTAGTACAGATAATAAGAAGAAGCAAGCAGAGCAATTAGAAAACATCTTGTATACTATCTTACCTAGATTAACAGAGCATTTATATTATGCTATGTCTACCCAAATAAACTGTAGAAATAAAATAAATAAACAACTTGTTAAATCTTGGTGCTTAGATATAGAAGTATCAACTAAACTAGCAATAGAGTTTGATAAGTATTTAACTAACACTAATTGTAGTGATAAAGATAAAGAAACACTACTAAGGTTATTTAGTGGGATACTACAAATTGCACTTAACAAAACGTATACGTGTAGTGAATGTAGTAGTAAAGTATCAGGTAAACCTTTCTTTGTATTTGATAAAGATACAACAGTATGTATGTGTTCAGAGTGTGCTTCTAAAAAGATAAAGTATACTTGTATACACTGTAACAATTCCTTTACATCTAACAATTCTAATCAGACTAAAGATGGTTTAGTTTGTCCTGACTGTATAAAAATATACTATAAAAAGTGTGAGTACTGTGGTGTATATGAAAAAAATGGATTAGTTAAATCACGAAAAGTTAATGTTGACTTAGGTAATGATGCAGTTAATAAGTTAATATGTGATACCTGTGTTAAACTAAAGTTTACTAGTTGCTATAGTTGTGGCTGTCTAATAGAGAACGGCAGAGAAGTTACAACAGATGGTGGAAGACTTTGCCCTAGATGTGATGTAAGAAAACGCTTATATGGGAGTAGGACTGGGCTTACTACTAAAGTAGTAAAGCTTGGTAACACTTATACTGAGTGTAAAAGTAAACGTATCTTTGGTGTTGAGATAGAAACTAATATCTTAACAAGAGATAACAACACTGACTGGAGTAAAGTTAATGATGCTAGCATTGCAGCTAGAGAGTTTGTTAGTCCAAAACTTAATGGTGATTTAGGTTTTGCTGATATAAAAAAGTTTCTAAGTGAGATAGATGCAACAGTAGATAAAGTTATAGTAAGAGAGATGGATAAAGTATGTGGACTTCATGTTCATGTTGATGGTAGTGACTTAACTATTGAAGATATAATAAAGTTATATCGAGCAGCTTGTCCACTACAGAATTTATTCTTTTGTCTTGTTAAGCCTGAACGTAGTAGTTGTAGACACTGTGTATTATTAAGTGATAGGTATGCTAAACTTAAAGATATACATGGCGTAGAGATGATACTATATGGACACGGTGGTGAAGATGCAGCTAGAAGAAAGAAAGAAAAGTATAGTGGTGAACGTTATAACTGGCTTAATGTACACAGTTGGTTTTATCGTGGTAGTATAGAAATGAGGCAGCATCATGGTACTCTTGACTATGATGAAATAGTTAATTGGATAAGTCTAATGACTTGCTTTGTTGACTGGGTAAAGACTACTTCTATAGAAGCAATAGATGAAGCTACTCTAAGTATTACTTCAGCTAACTCATTAAAGAATAGGTTAAGTAAGTTCCTAGAATTAGTAGCAAAGTTTAGTAACAAAGACGTAGCTAACTTTTATGCTGCACAGATTAAAAAGTTTTATGATATAGTTGTACCAAGTTATAATGTACAGCATATAAAAGTAGAAGTAGAAAAGGAACCAGTAGAGATAGAAGATATAGATGAAGAAGATGATGGGTATGATAATGATGATGATAATAATTAAACTAAAGCTTTCACTAAGTACAGTAAAAGAATTAGAAATACTAAAGGAGGTATTATAGAATAATGTGTGGGATATTTGGAGCAGTAGGTAAGTATAGTCCTAATGATATAAGGTTACTTGCACTACTGAACATGAGTAGAGGAACAGATGCCACTGGATTTTACAATGGTAAGAAGTTACTTAAGGAAGCAGTAGATGCTAAAGACTTCTTACGTGACCACAGAGATTACTTTCTAGATAAGACACAGTATATTATGGGGCATACTAGACTTGGTACTCATGGTAGTAAACTTAAAGATGAAAATGCCCACCCGTTTATTGTAGGTACTATAACTGGAACTCATAATGGTATGATTAATAATACCAAAGAGTTAAAAGAAAAGCATGGTGTAGACTATAAAGTAGATAGCCAATATATATTCTACTTACTTAACACTGGGATTGATAAGTTAAATGAATTGTGGGGATACTATTGTCTTGCATATGTTGATAGTAAAAAACCTAAAGAGTTTAACTTACTTAAACACGATGGGCAATTAAGTATAGTTGAGTCTAATGGTGTACTATACTACTCCTCTAATGGTGATGATTTGTTTACGGTATTTGGAAAGCAAGCTAAAGTAAAAGACGTACCTACTGATACTAAGTTGACTATAGATATAGATACACTAAAGATATACTCTACTAAGTTAATAGGACTTAACGGTAGATTTAAAGCTGGTACTACTTGTTGTGGTGAAACTTATACTACTACTAAGACAGGAACTGGTAGGCATGGTGATAGCATTTATAACTTTAGAGATGATGAAGAGGATAGAGGAGGATACTGTGAAAGTGATTATGACTATGAGAAAAGTCCTTATGGTTATTATTTTCATGGAGTGTTTCACCCTTATGCTAACACAGTATGGGATACTAATACTAAACGCTATACTAACTCAGTAATAGATAAAGAATTAAAAGCTATAGAAGCTGAAGCTAGTGTTGCTGAAAAGAAAGAAGAAGCTAAAGAAGCAGAGAAAGAAATAAAAAGAAACTTAAGTAGTGACTGTACAATTTGTGGTAGTCCTAGATTTATACAGGACTTAACTTTTATAGCGTGTGATGAAGGCTGGGGCAAGGCTGAGATGTGTGGTGAGTGCTGGGCTAAGTACATACGTGCAGGGTATAGTATAAGTGGTATGCTATTTAGTAGAGATAATGAAGTACCTATCGTAAAGAAAGTACCGCTTAAAATAGTAGGTGGTAAGTCTATTTGGGACGGTAAGTAGTATGAGTAAAGATAAGCCAACTAATATCTTTGAATGCGAACACTATACTATTCCTTTACCAACTGCATTACTTGTAGATGAAAAAGATAAATGGGAAGTATGCCTACAATATAGTCAAGTACAAGGACAACCAAGCTATGTTACAGGAGTATACATAAGTAAGCCTAGTGAGGAACAGTTCTATGGAGGTGCATAATTGACAGTTAACTATAGTGAAGGACTGAAGAACCTAGTTAAGTACAGAACAATAGAGAACGCTGACATGATAGGTAGTGTAACTGATGATGAGTTTTGCAATGAAGTAGCTTCTAGATGTATTGAAGAAGTTAAGATGTTTGATAAAGACTTCTATACTTTCTGTATAGATATAGCTAGAAGCATGAGCAAAGACTTAAAGGAAGCCTATGAGTTTAATGATGTTAAGAGTGCTGAGAAGTTTCTTAATGATAAGTATGGTAAGAAGATTAAAGTAGTAAAGGAGAATTAATTGTGATAACTAAAAATAAATCTAATCTAACTAAAAAAAGATTACTTGCTATTAATATACTTGAAACTATAGCTAGTATGTTAGGTGACGAAACTATCTTTGACTGTAAAGATGATGATGATAAGTGGTACAAGTTTGAAGATGCCGTTACTAAACTAATAGAGGAGGATTAACTTATGATGATACATGGTGTTGTATGCCCCAACTGTAAAGACTTTATATATAGCAGAACAAGACACGACTTTAGGACTTGCACTTGTGGTGATACCTCTATTGATGGTGGACAGACTGACTATATAAAGCTAAGTGCTAAAAACATGAAGGATATACAACACTTAACTATGGAGATAAAGACTACACTTGGAAAACTTTATGATGACTGGAACTTAAAATTAGATAAACTAGGACTTATACCTACTAAGACTATCAAAAGGGGAACTTGACAATGGTTACAAAGTGTGATACTATGAGTAGTGCAAGACGTTTACTTAGGTGTAACTTGTATGACTTGATGCTAGAGATAGAAGACTTAATAGCGGACAACTTATCTGTCATTAGTAATGATGATAAGATAAAGTTACGTGCTGCTAATAGTCTACTAGCCAATGTATATGAGAGGCATACTGTAAAGTTAGATGCTAAGTTTAACAAAGAGAATAATATAGAGAGGTTTAAGTATGATGAAAGCAAAGGTTTTATTAGACAGGGTATTAGTAAAGAAGGAAGTGGAGAGTAAGACTACTAGTGGTGGTATCATTATACCTGATACTATCAGAAGTAATAACTTTATTAAGGCTACTGTTATCACTTGTGGTAAAGATATACATGACATAATAGCTGGAGAAGTATTACTTATTACTAAGAATACTGGTATAGATATTTCAGTAGGAGAAGATACCCTTACCATACTTAGAGAAGGTGAAATACTTTGTAAGTTATATGAGGAGGAATAGTATGCCAACAACACACTTTAGTACGGAATATGCACAGTACTTAGAAGAACATAGATGTATTTATGAACAGATACGACGTAACCGTCAACAGATGCCGGAAGTACGTTACTTACGTAGTGGTATAAATATACAACAACAATATGAAGCTAGTAGTGGCAGGGGTATGCCAATACAACATGCTGCTGTTGAATTACTTAACCCATTTGTAACTATAGAAGGAACAGATTATGTAATAGTAAAAGGAGTTAAGGTAAAGAAGGAAGAGATGTCGTTACTTCAAGAGTTAGTATATACTAATGAGTATAGAGAGCCATCTAAATTAGCTACTCAACAATTTAATATAGAGGAATTAGAAAGAATATATCAAGAAGTAATTAGAGTAAGACGTAGATGACAGTAAAGAGAAGTGAACTAATACTAACAATAGTTAAGTATATAAGGAAGAGAATGGAGTGGGATAACACTACTCCATTATCTTCTATTATATATAGCGAAGTCAATAAGCATGGTAGAAACAGTCAGACTAATCGCTTTAATAACAATTTACTTAAAGAGGTAAAGGCATACTTTAAAGATGAACTCAAGTGAACGCACAATTATAGACTACACTGGTTTGTACTACATAGTACAGTTACCAATAGGCACACCTCTAGCTTGGAAGCACAACTGTATACTTAGAGAGTACATAAAGTCATGTACTTCAAAGTACACTTGGGCTGAAAGACTAAAGTATAACGGGGACAGTAAGTTATGGACTACTGAGTTACCTAACTATAAAGTTATAGTAGACTTACTAGCATATCTTAGAGATAATCACTTGCCTTTCTTTGCTACTGATAAGTTGATTACTAAGATTACTGAGCTAGAAAACTATGATGCTAGAGGTAAACTTAATACTATAGAGTTAAAAGCAGAGAATATCAAGGGTATAAAATTACCCTTAAGAAATTACCAATATACAGCAGTAAAGTTTCTAGAAGATGCTGGTGGTAAAGCTATCATTGCATTAGGTACTGGTGTAGGAAAGACACTTGTGGCACTTAGTTACTGTATAAAGAATAACAAGAAGGCTATTATAATATGCCCCTCTCAAGGTGGCAAGACAAAGCGAAGCTGGGCGTATGAAGTATATAAGTGTACAGACAAGCAACCGCTAATTATATGGAGCGGTAGTAAACTAGATTTGGTACAGTACTGTAATGCTGACTTCATCATAGTTAACTATGAGTTATTAGATAAGTTTCGTGGATTACTACTTAACTTGATAAATCTACATGGTTTTGATACAGTAATAATAGATGAAAGTCACTCAATAAAAAACTTGAAAGCTAAACGTACTAGTAGTATACATGAGTTAAGTATGAACTGTACTGGAAGAATACTACTAAGTGCTACTGCTATACGTAATAAACCTGATGAGATATACAGTCAGTTAAATCTAGTTGCACCTGAGAGGTTTAATAATAAACGTAACTTTAAAGAAAAGTATTATGGCAAGCGTATGTTTCAAGGTAACAAGTTCTTCTATACTAGACAGAGTAAGATACAACTTACTAACCTTAACCTTGATATACAAGGGTGCTACTTCTATCGTGATAAGATGAAGATAGTATTTGAGTTACCCTCTCTAATGATAGAAACTATTTACTATGACTTACCTACTAAAATAAGAAGTACACTTGAGGTACAGAATAAGCAACAACAGTTTCAAACACTTGCTCATGCTATGATACCTAATACTGTTAAGCTAGTAGAGAAGTTATTGTTAGATGAAGATAATAAAAAGATAATACTATACTCAGGGTTTGTTGCTGTAGTAGAGGAGTTAACTAAGCGACTAGGTAAACTTGCTACACTAAATCATGGTAGACTAACAAGTACTGAGCAACAGGATAACTTTAAAAGTTTTGTAGAGGATAGTAAGACTAGAGTAATAGTTGCAACCTACCAGTCACTGAGTGAGTCTATTAACTTACAGGAACAAAGTAGTATAGTAGTATTTAATGATACCCCATACCTTACTGCTCAGATAGAACAAGCATATGGTAGAGTATATAGAATAGGACAGAAGGATACTTGCTACTGTTATCTTCAAGGCTTTAGTGATACTTATACTGATGAAGTATTTACTATCATAGAGAATAAAGATATCATACTTAAGAAAGTATTAGAAGGTAAAGACAAGGAAGGTAGCTTTTGTAATCAAGTAATAAAACCAAAGGATTGCTAAGGCAATCATTTATACTAAAGGAGGATTAAATGGATATACAAAAAGAGTTTGAAAAGTGGTGGGGAGAAAATAAAAAAAGTTATCTCCAATGGGCAGATGAAGTAAATGCAAAACAAACAGGGAAAAAGGCTTTCCAAGCTGGTGCTGAACTTATGTCTGACGAGCTATCAAAGTCTAACACTAGAATAGTAGAACTAGAGGCAGTAGTCAGTAGCCAAGCGAATGAGATAGAGAAGTTAAAAGAGAATATAATTAAACTTGGAGCTAGAATAGTAGAGGGTAATTTTAAGACATCAGACCTACAACAAAGGCTGGATAAAGCAGTAGAAATACTAAAAGACGGTGAACACAAAGCCCCTACTTGTAGAGTTATTAAAGCACTAGAAGTTTTAGAGGCTAATCCATTGAATACAAGTCAGGTAGGAACGACGACTTCTGCGAACTCGGTTAAGAGCTGTGTTTCCTGTATACACGATAATGACAGTGACAGTGAGCAATTACTCCCTATATGTGAGGCTTGTGTTAATGATTGGGTAATAGAATATGTTAACTGGAAACCAATTCCAAGTCAGGTAGAGAGTAAGGACCAACTACTAACTACTAATGAAAGTAGTAGCAAAGTAGTAGAAAAGAGTTGTGATAATTGTGCAACAGACCCTTGCTCTAAACCACAAGACAGAAGATGTAAAGAGTGTTCTTATAGCAGAGAAAGAAATATATCTATGGACGGTGATACTTTTTATAAAGATAATTGGACAGCGTCAATAGAGAGTAAAGAGGTAGAGAAATGAAAATAATTAAATGGAAAGCAAAATGGTTTAAAAACTTAAGTTTACTTTATAAAGATAATAACTTAATAACAACGGTAGATAACTTAACTAGTTGTAATCCTAGTAGGGTATTTATTAATCCTAAAGATGCTACTAAACTACATAATATATTACATAAAGAGTTTAAAAAGGATTACCCTTACTTAAGTAAACATAATATACAAAGTAGTGTTGCTGCATACTTACTCAATCTTGAACCTGTTAATACTAAAGGAATAACGAAAGGATGGATACTAATAATATGATATGGTTTACAAGTGATACTCACTTTGGACACAGTAACATAATAGGTTATTGTCAACGTGAGTATAGTGATGTAGTAGAAATGAATGAAGATATAATCCGTAAATGGAATAGTAAAATACAGGAAGGTGATACTGTATATCACTTAGGTGACTTTGGGTTTGGTAACTCACACTTTATTAAGACTTGTTATGATAGGTTAAAGGGAAAGAAGATATTACTTAAAGGTAATCACGATAAGAAGAACTTAAAGATACTTCCATTCTTAAGTGATAGTATATTAGTTGTACACTATGATAGATATTTACTAGTACTGTGTCACTATCCTATGTTAAGTTGGCCTCATATGGCATATGGTAGTATTCACTTACATGGGCATACCCATAGAGAAACTCCTACCGATACTAAACTTAATAGATTTAATGTATGTGTTGAGAATAATAGGTTTTATCCAGTAAGTATAGAAGAAATACTGGCACAATATAACAAATAACTTGTAACAAATAAGTATACCTTTTTGTTACAAGGCTATATTATTTTATCACACAGTCCTAACTCTAATGCTTGGGCAGCAGTTAACCACACTTCAGGTTTACCCTTAATTAATTTACGCCAAAATGTCACAGACTTTTTACTATTGTCTGCTAGTATTCTATAGTACTGTTCATCAAACTTACGTACTTGTTTAATCCAATCTTCCATTTCTGACATATCCATTTCATCAGTCACCTGTAGTTGACTTTCATGTATCATTAGCCATGCGTCTTTTTCCATGTGTCGCTTATCCCCACACACAAACATAGCAACTGCCTCTGAACATACGTGTCCAAAGGCAACTGTTGTTATTGGAACCTTACATAATCTTACTCTACCAGAGAAAGCAAGTCCTGCACCTATGTCCCCACCATCACTACTAATGTGTAGTCTTATAGGTTCACCTATCTTTTCTAACTGATTCATAATAGCATCAAACTCGCCAAACTTATTATCTACTTCTGACGCAAAAGTGAACTGCTGCATATGTTACCTCTATAGAAATAATGCTGTTGCTACAACTTGTCCTTTACTTATTCTTTTAGGTGCTTTATTAAAGTTAATAACTCTTATCTTAAATGTTTCTGCCGTTGGTGCAATGTGGGTAACTGGTATAAGACTATCCTTAACCATCACTTGTGGGTTAGCTAGTATGATAGCTTCTCCATACGCTTTAGGAGTGCTCTCAGTATGTACTTCTATCAGCACACTGTCACCATACACTAAGTATGCCATACTATCACTTATAACATTACAGGTTTTAGGAGCCTTATATATAAAGGACGTATCTTCTTTTGTGGTTACTATGGGGACTTCTACTACTTTATCCTTTGTTACAATTAGTACTGGTTTTATTTTAGGTTGAAACTTTTTTCTTTCTGCTATTGTTTTCATTCTATGAACCTCCCATTAGTTACTATTACTTCTCCATCTATTGCTTCAACTGTACATTCAAAATCATAGTATTCTCTACCACAGTCTGGACATACAACTGGTATGCCATTATCAAAATTACTTAACTCCATACTAATTAGTATAGCATCATCATCTTCAGTAGTATGTTCAACTAACTTTTCCTTTATCTCCTTCACTTGTTCTTCTACACTTTTAGTTTTCATTTCTTTACTCCTTTAATATAATTTAGTAACCATTCTCTAGCTTCTTGCTCTTCCATTTTAACCATGAGTAGTTCAGTTGTGTATACTTCTAGTGCATCTGTAAACTGTTGAATAGTAATATCTTCCCTTTCATCACGCTTTTCATATGCCCATCTAAAGGGAGTCTGTAGTTCAAAACTATATCTGTATTTAATATCCTTATCTACTATATCAAACCACATACAACCATTAAGAAGTTTTCTAGTCTGCTTCTTAAGTTTATGTATACTTCTATTTGCCTTCCTTACACTATTTACTAACTTACTAATAGTTATCATTAATGTTTACTCCCTTCATTCTGTTCCTTAATGTCTTTACCCGTCCACCCTTGCCCCTTTAATCTAAAGGAAGAAGTAGTAGGTACTCGCTTCATCTGTACTTTACAAGTAGGACAGAGGAATGGGTTATCCAATTCCTCTATACTACGTATAACTTCTAGCTCTACATTACAAGTAGGACAACTATAAAGGTATACTGGCATACTAGCAACCTTTCTTTGTAGATTTTTTTGCTGGCTTCTTTACTGGTTTTGCTTTCATTTAGTTTTCCCCCTGTTTTTTTTAGTTGCTACTTTTACTGGTAGCTTTTTGTAGTTAGTTTTACTAGCCCACTCTGGTGCAGCCTTCTTCATCTTACTACCCAATGCTCCTGAAAATGCAGCAGCACTTTGTTTCTTACTTTTAAATGGCATTTTACTTTCCTCCATTGTTTATATAATAACACACTTCAATTACTTTGTCAAGGGCTTCTTTTTTAGCTTGTGATATCTAGTATGTTCAGCAGTAGTAGCATACAACTTCAAGTTATCTATATTATTATTAAGTTTATCATTATCTATATGATGTACTACCTCTAACTTAGTTAACTTCCTACCAAGATGCTGCTCCATTACTAATCTATGCTGACGTACTTCTTTACCCTCTATCCACATTACTAAGTATCCTTCATCATTAGTATGCCAACCCTCACCTGTGCCTAATCTAGGTGGATTAAGCTTCATTCTACACGCATGGCACATCTTACCCCTACGTTTCTTCACTAATATAGTTATCTTACCACAGCACGGACAGCGAAAGCCCCTGCCAATGGCTTTTCTAGGCTCCTTAATCATCTTTTTTTAACCTTATCTATATATTCATACTTACTCCGCTTGACATCATCAATGTGTCTACCAAACTTATAGCTTCTGCTCTGTTGGTTTACCTTACTTACTGTTGATGATGATACTCCTACTGGTTCAAGCACATCACATTCAGTACCACACTCTCTACACTTGTATATCATAGTATCTTCTCTAACTAGAGAGCCAATGAATAGCTTATCACACTTAGGACAGTAAGTATTACGTTGTATCCACTTCATTCCTTTACCTCTCTATGCTTAAGTATCTTTTCTATTTAAATCAATCCACTTCATTTTGTTTATACCTTTTTCTTTGTCCTGCTTCTTTTTGTCTAGCCTTCCCCCATACACTACGAGGACGTAGATAACCAACAATACGTTCCCATATCTCAACTTGTGCATCACAACAAGGACTAGTTTTAAATATTCCTACAACATTTTCACCACACTTAGTACATCTTGATATACCATAGTTAATTGCTTGGTAAATAACTCCTTGTTTAGCACTATATTCTATAAGTCTTTTCATCTGTTTAGCTGATGTAAGTGTTTCATCTAAATTAATATGGAGTATCCCTCCTCCTTGAGTAAGTTTATCTAATTTACCTTGTACTTTTATTCTGTCTTTTATATCTGCGTTAACTGAAAGAGGAAGATATTGATTACTTAATATTTCATACTTAGTATTAAACTTAAAGTTGGTTTTGTTCGCTAAAGTAACTCCTAATGATTCAGCAGGTACTTGTTCTAGATTAAACATAACTTTAGTAAAAGTATGTGTATCAGTATTCCATTTATTTATAGTATTAAGTATTTTTGCAGCTAACTCAGTACCTTCTTTAGTTACTATATCTGAACCTAATACTTCTATTGCTTCATTAAGTCCTACAAATCCTATAGTACAGAATTGTCTATCAAGTGAAGCCCAACCTTTACTATATAATGGATGTTTTCCTGCTGATACAGCTACCTCTAGCATACGCCTGTGAGCTACTAATATATCTACAGCTAAATCATAAGTATGTTTTAATTTATTAAAAAAATCTACATCATCTCTAGCTTCAAGTGCTGCCATTACTAGATTAAGTACTACGACACGAGTGCTGCCAACAGAAATAGAAGGGTTGCCAAGAGTAGAAGAAAATAATTTGGTGTCACTAATAAGACGACAACAACTACTAAGATTTCCAATATCCCCAGTATAGATGTTGAATGTTCCACGTTTATAATTGACTTCAGACAACCAATTAAGAAACTCCTCATCTTGTATCTTATCTTCCTTTTTGTACATAGAAGCAGTTAACACTGGAAAAGTAAGTAACTGTTCAGTTTCATTCATTTTTATAAAGTGCTCGCTAAACCATTGCTGTAGTTTATTAACGCCTTTTAAGTCTACCTTACTACCATCAGGATATGTAACATGACTAAATAAATCTTTCATAAAGTATTTATCATATATGGTTAAGTTAACAAATGCTGATTGACTGGCACGAAATGGAAAGTTAAAGCTGTATACTAACTTCTGAAATAATTGCTCTACTTCTTCAGTAGCTTCTGCATAATAATTAACTCCATAATCATTTCTTAAGTACCAGTCTAAGTATATAAATAAATCTCCATAACTTACTGCACCTGCTTGAGAGTTGCTAATGTATGCTGTTGTCTGTATTAGTATATCAATAAATGACTGAGCGTGTTTTGGGGGTTTTACTTTAAGCCCTACAATAAAAGGCATTCCTTCAAAAACCAGTGGTTGTAAACTATAACTATAACAGTAACTACTAAACCAACGTGTTAAGTCACAAACATATAAGTTACCTTCTTTAATAGCGGTATAGTGTTGTACTCCAATTTGATTACGAATGTAATCATAAGCTGCTTTCTTAAACATTGCTTTTGGTGCTTCACTATAGTAACTTATAACGGAAGTATCTACTACATTTGCATTATCGTCTATGGTCTGATGACTTGTTACTGCTGTTCCTATAAACTTATCATAGTATTTTAATCCATCTACCTTATCTTCTGTTAAACCATCTGTTGTTTTATAAAACATTTCCCTTCTAAATCTCTGTGCTTCTGTTAAAAATGCTACGTTACGTGTCTTTACTTCTACCACTTTATCCATTCCCCTTTCTCCTTTGTGTAATAGTTTTGATTACTTGACGCTAGAAATCCACCTGCGTTTAACTCAGGGATAAACTTACCTGTTTTAAGCATGTCTATTTTATCTAATATACTACTTGGTACCTCCTCCTTTTCGTATGCTGTGTATAAGCATACACTTAACTTTAACTTTCTTACTTCATCAATAAGCTGCTCTAGTTTCTTATTGTCCTGCATCAGTGGCTCTCCCCCCATTAAGCACACTGTATCTATTAGCTCATCATATGTAATTAGAGTGTTGATGATATCTGTTAAGCTTGTTTCTTTATCTGGTTTATAAGTATGAAGGTTTGGGTTATGACAGTAACTACATTTCATTATACACCCATTAAAGAATATAGTAGCTGATACATGGTTAGGTACATCTATAAAGCTTACTTGTACATTCTCAATACTAAGTGGCTTACCTTTTAATTCATTCATTATACTCTCCTCTTGATACATATATTATCTATACTTTTATATAACTTTCTATACTCGCCTAGTCTTTGTCGCATCTTTGCTAATGCTTGCATCATGCATGCATATCTTCTTCTAATCTTTTTATCCTTAGCTACTGGATGAGTACTTAAAAATACTTCTATCTCGTGTACTGCTTTACACATATTAGCTACTGCTTCTTTTACTTCTGTGTTTCTTTTTAGAGGACTTATTTTGTTTCTGTTTGCCTTGCTTTGAAAATGTGTTAAAAAAAAATCTACTTCATGAGTTAGTATACGTCTACCAAACTCTGCTAATAGAAGTGAATCAACACGTCCATCTTTAAGTCCACCTTTAGGGCCTGTAAAATACTTTATCATTGATGGAAATAACTCTACTGCTTTATCTAAGTAAACATGTTTACCTTTTTCTTTTCTATCCTTTCCACACATTCCATTAACCCAGGATTGTGGAGTTATAAAAAAAGTGTCCACTAACATATCATGTTCCTTAGCCAGTAACTTAACTTCATCAGCTAGACATTCTAAATATCCAAACGTTCTACCAAAACTAAACATACTACATACACCTTGCTTTGGCATTGCATGTACTTCTTCTATAAAGATATAAGTAGGATACTTATAATTTATAAAGGTATTCTCACATATCCAAAGAGTTAACTCCTCACCATCTATTATTCCAGAGCGTTGACCTAGTGGGATATCTAATATGTTTGCTGCTATTACCCTACCTTCTCTTACATTAAGTACTGATACTGCACCATACTTTCCTACGTCTATTCCTACTACATTAAAAGTAGTAATAGGAACTTTATTAACTTGTGTTTGTTTAGGCATTCCTGCTTTCATCATGATAAGTAATACTCCAATATATATTCTATTCTATCTTCATCTAAAGGTGGTAGACATTTTTCATTAGCACACTTAACAAACTCCTCTATAAATATTCTATTCATTCCATACTCTCTTAAGTGGGTAATAAGTTTAAACATATTAAGTTCTCTTTCTCCAGCACCATACCCCATAAATGATTGATATACTATTGGGTCATCAAATACTTTATTGTAATCAACTTCACCATTAGTATACGGTGTAAGCTCTCGCTCTACTATAGGTAAACTATCTAGAGGTACTCCTTCTACTTGTTGTATTAATACTTTAGCTTTACCAGTATCGTGGTGTATTGTTCCTTCTAATCTAAACACTCTACCTACTTGATACAAACTCATATCAGCTTTAGAAGCATATTGTTCCATCCACTTCTTATCACTATGTGGTAGATGTACTGACGCTACTGGAACTCTATCTATATGAAAGTGTATACTTCGTCCACCACTATTATACACTTTAAATCCTACCTTCATATCTACTAATGTGTCAAAGAAATCTCTAGCAGCTTCAAGTTGATTATCAAAATCAACTAATAACTTATCAGTATAACATACTGGGTTTGTTTTAGAAAATCCTTTAGTACATCCGTGTTTAGTAAAGTAGTTAAGTAAACTTTCATCATACTGATATACTGTACAGAAGCCTGTATCTGGAACCTTGTCTATAGTAGTTACTTTAATTGGTGCTTCATAGATATGTTTGCACCCTACATATTTATACACTATTTAAGCTCCGAGAAGTTACTTACTATCTTATAGTCATAATCAAGTGGTGCTAGTAAATTAAGTTTGTTATTAAATTTTTTAAACACATCAGCTAAACAAGCAAGATATGCTTCTATATCTTCATCTTTAACTGCAGTAATATTCTCATCATGAAAGTCTATTATAGTTGGTAGATATTTAATCCTCTGTTTCTTCAGTTCAGCATCAAGCATTAGGTTAAGCTGCATTAAAGTATCATGTGCACTTGACTGAACAAAACGATTAAGTATGTCTTTACTAAATGCCATAGTAATAGGACGCTGCCACATGTTCTGTATGTAACCTTGCTTAGCATATAATGTTAGTAATCTATTCTCTAGATTTTTACTAGCTTGTCTTGCTCCCCAATATGCATTATATATACGCCTAGCTTCATTAAGTGGTATGTTAAGTATCAGTGCTACTTTGTTTGGTTGAGCACCATACCCCATAGCAAGTCTTATTTTCTTTAACATATCACGTTCAGTATGAAGTCTCTTCTTACTTCCATCTAAATCGTTTGGGTTATATAGGTATACCTTATCAGGGTATATATATTTAAGTAACTCTAAATAGATGTCCTTACCTGTTGTTACTATCTCAGCCAACTCCTTATCCCTTGCAAAGTGTGCTTCAATACGTGGTTCAATGTTAGATAAATCCCACTGTACAAACTTGTATCCGTCGGGTGCACAGAAGCAACGCATAAGTCGCTTATCACGACGATTAACAGCGAGGATGTTAGGCTTAAAGCAAGTAAGCCTACCACTGGCTGTGCCACATATATCCATGTCGGGGTGGTACCTTCCATTAATAGTTGCCTCCATATACTGAGTAATAAATCTACTATCTGTCTGTGTTTTATTTAGTTTAACTAATACATCTATAACTGGGTTAACTTTACTATACTTATTTAAAGTATGCTTATCTGTTTTAGTTTTACCAGAGCCAGTAAGTTCAGTAACATTTATATCTAACTCTTCAAGTAAGTCTGCCATATGTTGACGTGAGTTTAGATTAAACTTTGTCTTTCTATCAGCATCAGCTAGAAATTTATTCTTACCTTTCTCTGATTTAAATGTATTAGCTTTCTTCATAGTATGCTTATTTTCTATAATACTGATTTCTACTTTAGCTAATTTATATATTTTTTTATTGAGATAGTTCGTGTACCTTTCCAATAACCTTTTATAACTTTCAGCTTTTTTGCTATTAAATAATATTCCTTCTTGATATTGTTTGTTAAGAAGGGATTGGTAATCAAATAAATTATGCATGAAGTCATATGCTTTTAAGTCCTCTATCTTTGGTTTTTGTATTGAGTATATTTCATATGTTGTTTTACAATCCTTTATACAGTACTCAGCTAATACTTTAGTTTCAGCTTTATAGTGTTCTCCATCTTTAGCACTGGCTCCTATAGAAGCAAGATATGCTTCAAAGCCCCCTTTGTGTGACTCTTTATTTAAGTAAGACTCTATAGCCTTGTCTAAGCTATATGCACTAGTTTCTTTATAGCCCTCAGGACTTAGTAGTTGCCAAGCAATACGAGTATCCCAGTAAGGAGTAATACTACTCCCACAATAGTTTAACCACCCTATATCAAATGAGCTGTTGTGACATATTACTTTACTGTTATCTAGAAACATTCTTACTTCTAGTAGTAATTCTGGCTCGCCAATACGTACAATAGTATCATCTACTGGAACATACTCATTAACAGGAACATAGATACCAACATCAGTTTTAGGTAAGTAGATACCTATCCCCATAATAGCTGTATTGTCTGATGATGAAAAGTATTTATTACCTTTAGTTTCTATATCAAGGACTACTATGTCCTCGCCACTAGTAAGTGACTTAAAGTTTTCTAGAGTTGTACAGAGCATTACCACATCCCTTTAGGGGTTGTTGTCTTTTGCAGTAACGCTTGCTTCTCCTTAAATCTATTTAATATATCTGTACCATTTGTGTGTGGTGCTACTGGTACCATTCTAGCTGATACTTGTACAAAGTCATCTTTAAACTGTGTTCTTATACGCATCTTTAATCCTACTATAACTTCAAGTAAAGCATTAATGTTCATTCCTATTTCTTTTATTTCAAACTTATTAAACCCAAGTATCTGTAGTAGGAACTTAAATCTAGACGCACCTGTTGAAGATAAGTATGGATTATAAAAGTCCATTATCTTTTTACCTTTCCAATCACCATCAAGTATAACATAAGTTAAACAGATAGTACGTGCATCTTTCTTACTTCCTATCTGTAGATGTTCTATCATTACATTATAAAAACCGTCGGGTAGTTTTAATTTAGGTGCGTACTCTGGTGCATCTGTGTCGTCAAATAGTATTGGTTCTAAAACTGTAATTGGTTCAACCATTATTCACCTGCCTTTTTATTAGTATAGTTAAATCCCATTAGTTGCAGTAAGTATGATAAATTAACATGCTCTGGTGTCTCAAGTATTAGTGGAATATTTTCTCCATTAGGTACTCTAAGTTTACAAGCGTACTCGCCATTATTATGTAAAAGTAATTTACGACTACCATCTTCATAACTCTTAAGTGCAACTGTACCATCTGCCCAGTTACGTATGCTTTCTTCAAACATATTACCGTCTACTTTAGGTACTAGTATTCCTTTAGCTACCTTATCATTACTTTGTTTCATAAGTGCTGTAAAGAATATATGTTTATCTAATTCTTTAAGCTGTAGAAATATATCTCTAAGTGCTTCTCCATGCTCACGAAACAAATCCCAAATGTTTGCTTGTCGTCTATCAGGGTAGTTTTTTTCCCAAAACTTTAGTGACATACTTGATAGCCCAGTAAGTGAGTCAAAGAATATGAACTCTTTATCTTTATACTTAGCTGACTTTAATTCTTTTACTAACTCTGCAAAATCACCTACAGTTTCTATATCTAGAATAGTTATTCCTGGACTATTACTTAGTACTATGTCTCCATCTTCATACCCTGCTGTGTTGATGTACAGCACCTTGTTTAAGTCTGGCAACGTCTTACATAGACTAGTTTTTCCACTTCCAGCTTCCCCCATTATAACTACACGGGCAAACTTTTGTTTTGTGTCTTCACTCTTTCTTGTCTTAATCATTTAAACTCCTCTATATTTTTCTGCTTTCTGTAAGGAAAGCATTATAGCTAATTAACTCTTTATCATAACTATCACATAATGCTGAGTACTCACAGTACTTACAAGGTGAATATTTACACTTACCATATAACTCTATATCTTCAGGTCGAGGTGGAAGGGTGTCTCCTATACTACATTCTATTATCATCTTATAGTAGTCATCAATACCAGCACAAGTAAGAGGAGTTTTAGTTGCTTCACCTGCTGCGTTACTTATCCATATATACCCGTCTTCTAGTCCTACAACACTATACTCATGTACAGCACAAGGTATTTTTTTATATGTACCTTTAGGAAAATCTCTATACTCTATATTAGGAAACCGTTTACTTTTAGGGAAAGCATTTATACCAAACTTAAACTCTCCATAATTAGCATAACTACCATATAGTAAGTATGTATCAATGTTTCCCATTGCCATTCTGTACTTATATGCCTGACATATAGCATATAGAAATGGGTACTTACTACTATTCTCAGCTTTATCTTCTGAGATAGTAGCCTTATCTTCTATAAGATACTTTTTACCTGTATCTAAAGTAACAACTATATCAGGTCGTCCTGTCCACTTAACTCCATCTATATCACCTTCAAGGCTGGTGTCATGTAGTACCATCTTAGGACTAGCTATTGAGTAGTAGCGTGGGGCATCCCATACTTCTATCTTAACTACTTTAGGGTTAGCCTCAAGTAGGTTAAGTATATTAACCTCATGTCCAAAGCCAGCTACAAAGTTAAGATATGTATTATAGTCTGTACGCTTCTGGAAGCCCTTATAACGAAGGAGAGCCTTTCTAGGGCAAACCCCATATACCTTGCCTGTTTCTTTTACATAGCAGCCTACAGAGCCTCCACGAAGTACTCCTAGACGCTCTTGCTCTTTCTTATCTGTATCATCTTGTAGTACCTCAAATCCTTGTTTAAGCAATTCAACTATCATTTATTACTCCTATTTATAAAATACTTAATCATACTACGTATTTCTGTCATTACTCGATGAGGATAGTTGTCTGCATAATTATGTTGTCTTGCATATTCAGTTAACCTTATTCCATCTACATATCTAGCTTTAAGTATGGCCAGCATATATGGCTTAAGCTTTATCTTTAGTACCGCCTCAGGGCGTTTGCCCATATTCCACCAGTATAAGTCTTGATATATCTGCTCCTCTATAACAGTATTATCAATTAAGTGTTCCAACTCTTCCTTTTGTATACGCCCCTTAAGGTTCGAGTTATCTTCTCTAAGCTTTGTATATGGCTTGTTTGTATTCTCACACAGTGGAAGTACCTCATTCACTGGGTATTCTACTGTCTGGTCGTACACTAGATGTATATTCTCAAGCCACCATACTACAGCCTTTTCATTTTTGAGAATGTCTTTTTGTAAACTCTCAGCTATTCGCTTCCAGTTCTTGTATTCACGAGTTTTAAAGTTTCCTTTCATCTTGTGTCTATATTAACACATCTCAGAAAGTTTGTCAAGGGGATGTTAGAATCCGCCAGTAAGCCCTATTAGAGCAGTTGTTCTTTGTTGAGTGATATTATATAATAATCCTGGTGTTACGCCCAACCCGTTTGTTACCATACCAGTAACAGTTGCACCTACATTATTATCACCTTTAGTTTCTCCGACTTTGGGTAAGGTGTACCCATACATAGCTGTTATAAATAACCTCTTAGGGTTTATCTCTGCCTTCTTATATTCATCTATTTGTTTTTTAAGAGCTTCTTGAATTTTGCTATCCACATCTGTCTGAGTATATAGTTTTGTATCCGAGCTACCAGAACTACCACCTTCTGAGGAACAGTCAATATCTTTACTACCATTAACATATACATGTGTCTTACATCTATTTTTATAATATTTTTTATAACTAGCAACTTGCTCCATAGCTGTTTTAGTTGTAGCTTTAAGTTCTGTAATTGTAGTTTCATTTATCTTCTCCTGTTTCTTATAAGTTTCTATTTTGCTATATCCAAAGAATATAATAAGTAGAGAGCCTATTATTATACCTGCTCCTAGCCAAGCATACTTATTATCTTTCAGTGTTGCCAGCTTCATTATATCCTCCTTCTCTTCCAAAAGCTTTTCTTCCAGCATGATAAGCTGTTGGTGTTAGAAACATTCCACACAGTATTCCAAGTCCAGTTAACTCAGCATCTCTAAACATTCCTATAAAAGCTAATATAGCTGCTACTATAAATCCAGCATATGCCAATCTTTTTGTTGTGTTATAATTTGTCTTATTCATTATTTTTTACCACCACCAAATAGTTTAGCTAGACTTCCTACTGCTGAGTCTTGATATATTTTTGCTGGTTGTCCTTTAGTAACTAAAGGTATACCAGTTATTACTTGTCTATTTTTTCCTTGTTTACCTATACCAAATGTTCTTTCAACACTTTTAGTCATTGCAGGAATTGGAGTAAACATTTCATTTAACTTAGAGAATGATGGACTAGTTGCATAACTTAATACTGGAGATTCATATTTGCCTGATATACTCGCTAGTGGGTGCCAATCAGATATGTCCATACCTAGTGCTCTTGCTGCTGCTATTGCAAAAGCACCATATGCTATATCCTTAGCTACTGCTTCTGCTGCTGCAGCTTTATTATTTCCACTAAATAAGTTCTTAGCATATCTAGTTTCTCTAGTCATAATTTCTGTAGGCCATTTTGTAAACATCATAGCCATGCGAGTAAGTCTATCTTTACGTTGTAGTCCTGAGCCAGCTAAACTATCATATACAAACTGAGAGTTATTGGTCATCTTTCTAGCAAATTCTTCTGCAAATTGTGATGCTGCTTCTGGTGTTCCTTTAGCCAATATCTTTAGTAAGTATTGACGTTCTGGTTGCTCCAAATATACTGGGTTCAGTAATCCTTTAAGTAATGTAGTAGAGTTAGGAGACTCTAGTACTTTCTTAGCTGCAAGTTCTGAGTATGCAAAGGTTAAGTATCTTTGTATTCTATCACTTGCTTCCCAAAAATGCATGCCTACTCTATCAAGTTTTAATTTACCTTTATATATCTTATCAAATGTTGAACCTTCTTTAAACGGGCCTCTAAATACCATGCCTGTCTCACTAAGTAGATGTGGTGCATGTAGTAGCATTCCTTGCATTCTTTCTCTAAACTCTGGTTTAGCAAATTGAAGTAGTGCTTCCATTCTTAATTGGGGTTGCCACAACAGAGGTACTTTAATACCTGGTGTTGATAGAAAAGCATACTGACTCATGTTACGTAGTATAGGAGTAACCTTCCAGCCCATTAAGTTAGAGTATATTTGAGACATACTAGAATCAATTACGTTATCTATTGTAGCATCTGGATTAAATTGCCCACCAAACCAAGTACGTAGTTTACCAAGTACTCCTCTTTTAGCAGCTTCATCTTGTGGTATCATTCTTTGTATAAATCCAGCTAAACGATTCTTACCAGCAAGAGTTACAGGTTCAGTATTAATACCAATGTTGTCACCAAGCCACTTTAAAAAGTATTTACCAGCATCAGATTTAATTGTAGGCATATACTCTTTAGTATACTGTTCAACCATGTCTCCAAAGTATCCTTCTGCCTTACCATTAGTTACACTCATTAATCCATCTTCACTTACTTTAGCAATATGTCGTAAGTCAGCAACTTGTGCTGTCTTATTTAAATGTTCTAAATCCCTTTGGAACTTTTCATCTTGAAGTAATGCTACTTTCTTACTATCTACTGCACTATTTTTAATTTTCTTTAGTTGTTTTTCTACTCTATTAAAATAAGTTTCACCCTTACTTACCCCAACTTCTTCATAGCTTCCTTTTAATAGTTTAGTATGTTCTAATATATTTTCTATATCTTTTATAGAAGAATTAATTAACTTACGAGTACTTCCTCTACTTACTTCTATAGTATTACCACTTACTAAACTTTGTAATACTGAACTTCCTTTTGCTACTTGTCCTGATTCTATAAGTTTCTGAGCACCAGATAAATTACGTATTACTTCTTGTCTAACTTCTTCTGGTATACTTCCTTCACCAAAGTTAGGTGGGAGTATTACCTTTTCTCCTCTAGCTAACTCCTTCTCTGCTCTAAATACTTCTCCTATTGCATCTATCTTACCAACAAGATTTTCAGTTGACTCTATAACTTTCCCTGACATTATAGGCTTTGCATCAACAAATACTTTACGAATTTTTCTCATAAAGTCATGCCCTTTCTCAAATAAAGTATCTAACATAGAGTTATCTACTGCACTTAAAGGCTCTCCAGTTGCTCTAGCAACATCAGCAAAATGTTTTTTTATAGCTGCAGCTAAATCATCTGTTGTTTTTATCTGTATATTTCCAGCTTCATGCCCCTTCATAGTATCAAATAAAGCTGTAGATAATTTTTGTTTCCAACTAACTAGTGCTTCATCTTTTAGTATAGGAGACTTTTCTACTATTTTTAAAGCATCAAGCATTGCTCTATTAGCATCACTCATATGCATAAAACCAGCATGTGAACGTATGTATTTAAACAGTGATTCATTAAAATCTCTAACTGTTTGTTCTGGTAGTAGCCCCCAAGCTCCTCTTGCTAACTGATGTCGTGGGGCTTCTGTAGATTTTTGTAGTATACCACTAGGATTATTTATATCTAGCCCAACATCCTTAATAGCCCTTTCCATAAATTCTGCTTTAGGAATAATAGGCATGTAACTTTCTTCATATGGCATAGGAGTAAAGTTAGTTACCTTAGTTTTAGTTAGCCCGTAGCCTTCAACTGTTGGTGTGTCTAATGATTGAGTCAGTGTTTTATAGAAATCATCTTTATTTCCAAGTATGGCTTTTAATACATCTGGATTTTGTTCTGCTTGACTAACCATATTAGTTAAGTTAGTTTTTAGCATAGCCTTAATTTCATCTGGAGCCATGGATTTATCTATAGTATCAGTAGTATTAGCAGCTATTTTACCAAGAACTTTATTACCTTCAGATATATATGTATCATCAAGTATTCCTCTAATGTTTTTTATTCTACTTGCTGCATCTGTAGGATTTTTAAATCTAGCTACATATCCTTTTACTTCTGCTGCATGTTCTGGAGCAATAGGTATAATTTTACCTTTCTCATCTACTTTAGCTTTGCTCATTAATTCATAAAGTTGAGCTGAATCTAGTTCCTTTAATAACGGTGCTGCTTCTTTTGACAACTGTGTTTCAAGTTTAACTGCCAATATTTGAGAAGCATATTTCCCTTTAATCATATTAAGAACTTTTTCTTCAGGGTCTTCTATTCCATACTTTGATAGAAGTCTAGCTACTACTCTAGTAGATGGTGTAAATAATCTTTCTGGCATTGTAAGAAGTTTTGCTTCTGGTTCACCAGTATTAACGGCATTCTTCATTACTTCTTGTGCATTTAATATATCAGTTTTAAGTTGTTTCTCTATCTCACCAAGTTCAGTATTAGCAAACTCTACTTGCTTCCCCTGATTTTCTGCACTAACATTTATCATATCTCTAAGTGCACTTACTGTAGTCTTTGCTTCTTTAGTTGCAGCTTTATCTGCACTTCTACCTACTTCATTAAATAAATTAGGTTCACCTAATATACTTTTTAATCCTTCACCAGCAGTAGCAAAAAGTCCACCACCTAATATGCCTGTTCCAATATCTGTTAAATGTTCAGTACCACTATACTCACCTTTATCTTGTAACTGTGCTAATGGGCTTCTTACTGCTTCATACTCCCCCATTACTGCTGCTTGTTTTAATATATTTTTTAGTGCATCTTGTTTAACTGTATTCTTAACTACTTCTGCTGCTGCCTGTGGTGCTGCTTCAGTAGCAACTTCTGCCACTTTAGGAGCAGATTTTCCAGCAATTTCAGCTAACCATTCTGGTGTATACTTTGATGCAGCTTCTGCCATTGGTGCTGCAATTTCTGGTGCAACTTCAGTAGCAACTTCTGCCACTTTAGGAGCAGATTTTCCAGCAATTTCAGCTAACCATTCTGGTGCAACTTCAGTAGCAACTTCTGCCACTTTAGGTGTAATGTTTGCTCCCTTAGCAATTACTCCACCTACCCCGCCTGTTAATGCTTCAAGTCCTGCAAAAGCTGGTAAGTCAGTAACTAAATTAGCTGCTGTAGAAACTCCATGTTGAAGTAACCATTTAAGTTTACTATCATCCCACTTAGCATAGTTAGGTTCCTTTACAGGAGTATTAGGCTCACCAGTTACTTTAGATTTTAAATAGTCAAACCCTCTTCCAGTTAAGCTAGTTTCTGCACCATACTTAACTAAGTTACCTAGAGTTGGCTCTTCAGTATTATCAGTTACATCAGGAGATTTCATTCTCTCTAATGCAGCATTAACAGCATCTTCATTTTCTTGTGCAGGGTTGCTCCCATTAAGTTGAGCTTGATACTGTTCTATAAGTGCTTTTAAGTTTCTCGTATCTGCCATTAATATTACCTACTCTGGTTTCTTTCCTGTAATTCCTAGATTATCATAACCTAACATACTGGCGAGTGCACTTGAATCATTAGTAACACCTATATTACTTCTTCTTATATAATCAACAACTCCATTAGCTCTTAATCTACTTAAGTCTTCATATAAACTTTGACTTTCTTTATCTGGTAGTTTATTTGCTTGCCCTAAAGTTGCTATGTCTTTTACTCTTTGTATAGATAGCCCTTTTTCTTTAGCAAAGTTTAAGTCAGCCCAATTATTTATTTCATTTATATCGTCTTGTTTAACTCCTTTCTTTATAGCTGCTCCTGCTGCAAGTTTGCCCAACCAATCTTCTCCAGTCTTGTTAGTATTATGATAATACCAACCTTTATCTTCAGCTTCTTTAGCTTGAATTCTAAGTTGATTTTCTTTAAACATCTTTTCCCAAGCTGTATCGCCTCTAGTAGTATTCCATTTACCTTTCTCAATATCAATGCCCATATTACGTAAAGCATCTTGATAATCTTGGTCTTTCTGTTTACTCATCCAATCATAATACTGCATTGGGTCAAAACTATTATTTGTATTCTTATCTAATCCATGAGCTGCTGCATTACCTAATACACCTAGTAATGCTCCTATAGTATATCCAGGAGTGCTTATCTCTCCTCTTACTGGTTTTGGTACATCATAAGGATTTATAGAAGTATCTGGTTTAGTTTTAAAATTTAATCCTACTGGGTTACCATTTCCTTTCATGAGATTTGTTACTGTTGAAGAAGTATTAGGAGCACCATTAACTATATTTGATAGTTTTACTTCTTCTTTATTTGGCGTATTTAAACCCCCTGCTGGAGTATAATTTATTCCACCAAGTAATGCTGATAAATCACTATCAGATATTCCATTAACTTGTGGAACATCTGCTTGTCTAGGTTGTTGCCCTTGTAAAGCTACTGGATTCTGTGCTTCTGGATTTTGAGAAGCAAGTCTTTTAAATATATCACCCCCTCTATCTAATTGAGGAGCCTCTAAATTAACTTCTCCACTACCAAATAATCCAGCAGGAAGATTAGCCATATTTTGTATGGCACCTGTTCCACCTTTAAGTGACTCATTAAGGTAGTCTGCTAATGGGTCAGTGGCTCCTGCCATTCGTATATCCTTTTGAGCCTCTCTATTACCATAGTTACTAGCAGCATTATTAATTAAATTACGTAATGCATCACCTATTTGATAACTTCTAGTTGCCATTATATTATCTCCTTTTATAGAACTGAAGTAGCTGCTGTTTCTGCTGCTACTCCTGCTGGCCCTGTTACTAATCCAGCTCCAAGTTTTCCTAGCCCACCAAGTAAGCTACCCCAAAATCCCCAACCACTATTAAGTTTATTTTTATAAGTCATTAACTCTTTCTGGTCAGCATATGCTTTATCAGCTAGAGCATTCTGCCATTCTCTGTTCTTCTGTTTCTGTGCCATATCATATGTAAACTGTTTTATTCTGTCATCTAAATCCTGGTTTCCTCTATTTGCCTGGTATACATCTTGATTTAATCCTAGTGCACCTTTAGTATAATTTTCTACATTACCCATTTGCTCAGCATTCTGTTTAGTAGCTAAGTCTGTATAGGTACTAGCAACTGGAGCCATTATACCAGATAATGTATTCGTTGTCAAGCGATTGCCAGCACTACCTATCTGTCCATTTCTAGGCATGCTGTTATAAGCAGTTGCAAGTTTTGCTGCCCCAGCATTGTTTATAGCATCTGTAGTTGCAGTATCTTGTAATCCATATAAACTTGGATTATTTGATGCTTGATAATACTGCCTAAGTTTATTAGTTGCCATATCATAAACATCTTTTGGGTTACCATAACCTAAATTAATTGCCATTATCTTTCTCCTTTAATATGGTAGAGCATATGTCTTTGGTTTACGTAAGTTATTATTAAACCAAGAATTAAAATCACTGTTCTCTATATTCATGCTTGAGTCATACTGTGGTGATGAATCCACTGAACTTGATGAGTTATTAAACATGTTTCCTAATGCAGCTCCACCTATTTGTCCAGCCCCACCTAATGCTATACTACCAAATCTATCCCAACCACTAGGCTGGAAGCTATTATCTAAGTCTAGTAACCCTTTCTGTTCAGCTAACTTACGAGACATATCCTGTAGTTGTTGTTGGTATGCTTGATATGCTAGTAAAGGTTGTGTAGCATTCTCTCTTCTACTCTCGTTATACGCACCAGTATCTAAGTTTTCACCCTGTACTTGATTACCAACCTGACTAGCTAATGCTATAGCTTTCATTTTATTAGTTAAATTATCTTGTTGTACTTGTAGCTTACCTTGCTGACTAGCATCGTTTGCTTCATTTAAGCCAAACGAGTTATCTCTAAATCCACCTGGTGTTGCAGAAGCTCTTAGTAATCCAGTTCTAGCCCCAGTTCTATTAGATGTATTCTGAGCACTAGAAGCAGAACCAAGTGTATTATTATATCCTTTTAGTATTTCATTTCTCTGTCTATTAGGGTCATCTAACTTTGCATAGTAATCTTTTAGTCCCTGCATAGCCATTGCCATAGTGTTACTTGGATTACCTGTGCTATAATTTATTGCCATCTTCTTCTCCTATGCTATATAATTACTTCTTATCTTTCCTCTATACTGATTAGCAAGTGACGCAAGTGCAGCATCCATTGCAGAGAGAGAACCATAATCACCACTTCCGCCAGCTAAAATATTGTTACTTGCTAATTGTTGATTACCAGAAGCTATCATTGCTGCTTTTAATTTATTTCTGTCGTTGCCCCAAAATAATGCACTAGCTCCACCAGTGTCTGTATTTCCAAATATTCTATTTACTACATCATTAATATTTGATGCATTTAATCCGCTGTCACCAAAGTCTTTCTGCTGTTGCCAGTTCTGAGCAAATGCAGCTTTAAGTGCATCTAACCCACCCTCTTGTTTATTTATAACATCATATATACTCTGTCTACCTTTTACTGCTTCTTCACCAGTTATCCCTTGATGGAACATTTCGTCCCCTGCATTTCTAAGTGTATTATAATCAGGCATAATATCTTGTAGACTAGTATCATAAGCTTTTATCTCATCTCCACCATACCCGTTATCTGCTGTTAGTTTACTTAGTGTATCTTGTAACCCAGTAAGTTTAGTATTAGCATCACTAACATCTGTTGAAAGATTACCTAATCCAGCATTAGCTGTATTAGCAACTCCTGCAAGTCCTGTGTCTCTCATTCTAGCTATTGCCATCTGTAGTCCTTGTTTCTCTTTAGGAGTCATATATTCTATACCTTCTGTTGATTGAGAAGGTACTCTAAGTGCATTATAAGCTGCTTGTTGTGCCGCTAAGTTTTCTTGTTCAGCACCTAAATCAGCAACTGAAGTACCAAGTGCAGTATTAGAAAAATCTGTAGCAGCAACTTTTGCTTTATCAAACAAAGTTTTATTAAGCTCGTCTGCATTAAAGTCCCCTGTTGCATATTTATCGAAATCTGCTTCTGAAAGTTTAGGAACATATGTTGGTATTTCTGTGCTTGTATTTGCTAACTTATTTGACATAGCACGTACTCTGTCATCTATAGTCTGATTACCAGTAGAAATAGTTTGTAGTGCACCATAGTTATTACTTTCGTTATAGTTCATAGCAGCCTGTCTACCACTTCCTACTGTAGGAGAGTTGTCCTGTGAGTATGTAGATGGAGCATAAGCACGCTGTACTCCTCCTGGAGTTGCAGTAAACATGCTTCCAGTACCTGCATTACCTGATACTCTATTGTTGTTTCTACGTTGTCTATCTTGCTGAGTAGTATCATCAGAGTTTGGTTGTCCAAACTCTTGCTGCCCTGTGTTACTATTGAACATCCATGCATAAGCCATGTTATCTATTCCTCTCATCTTTGTATGCCTGTACTATCTTCCTTAAAGAATCCATTATAGTATCACCATTATCTCTAGTATAATAATCATTAGCCTTTACAGGAACTCCATTCTCTCCTTTATTATATAAAGAGCCTGAGCTAGTAGGAATATTCCCCTGAGCTTTATTATGAATATAATCCATAAATGCTGGAGTGTCTGTATAACTTCCACCATTAGAAACTATTCCTGCTGATACTCCTGGAGCATTATCCATCATTTGTCCTGGCTGAATATCAGGAAAAGACTTTGTGGTTAACCCATTTGCTACTTGTGTGCCAGCATTTTGTCCAACTTGAGCCATTAGCATTTCTTTTATTCTATCTCCAATACCATCATTCTTTGGTGTTAACTCTTTTACTTTATAGTCTTTTGCCATTGTTATATACCTTTCTTCTTTAAGTTTTTAACTGCAACATCAGTAGCAACTTTCTCTTTCATCTTTTTCATAGTATCTTCAGAAGTCATAGACATTGGTTCTTCACCAGTTGTTTCTTCATCTGTAGTTTCTTCATTAGTTTCTTCTTCATCTGGAAGACTACTTAATGCTTCTCTAATCTTTTTAATAGCAGCCTTATGGGCATTCTTCTCAACAGGTTTACTTTCCGTAGTAGTTTCTTCTACCCCTTCGTCTGTCTTAGGTTCTTCTTTTCCATGTATTAGATGAGCCATGTTATTCTTCTTTAATAGCTTCTCTAATAGTTTGTCTTTTTGTTCTTGGCTCAAATTTTCAATCATCTTTTTTCTCCTATGCTATAAATATATTTACTTTATCACTTGCTAGTGATACTGTATCAAACTGTAATGCTGTAGCTGCTATAGAGCCATCTACAGTTATCTTTCTTGTTACTAAGTCTATTGCTGTTACTTTTCTTCCTTGATGAGTTGCAACGTTTCCTATATTAATTATATCATTAAGTATAAATAAATAAGGGTTAGCTACATATATACTATTAGTAGCCGTACCAACTGCAGTTAGGAACGTAGATTTATAGTAAGGTTTAATTACTGCTCTACTATTTGTTTTACTTACTACCTCAAATCTTTCTACTCTATTCTCTCCATAAAAACTAAAATATGTTGGTGTCTCTCCTATATTATGAGCTACACTAAACTCTTCCATATTAGTTATTACAGCCCCTACTCTTAAATATCCTTTAAAATTATCTGTAAAGTTAATAGCTTTTAAGTTATCATTTACCTGCGTCATAGAAGTATTAACCTTCTCTATAATATCAGATATGTTTTTCTCTACTGATAGTTTATTATCATAACTTAATTTATTAAATGATTTTACTTTCATTATAAGTTATCCGTCTGTGCTAGTGCTTTAGTATTCAACATCTTATATTCTAGCGACAATCCTTGTATCTCTAAACATTTATCTAGTTCATTAGAGTACATCTTAAATCTAGCAACAAAACATTTCTCTGGACTCAGTGGCTGCTTAATCGAATTAAATACTGGAGCACCGCCGTAAACAGCATGCCCCCAACTAAAATGTCCATATAAACCCTTTGCCCCCTGTATATTAGCCATTAGTTCAAATCCATCATCAAAGTCATATGCATAACTTAGTGCTATATTACTATCAGCATCTGTAGTATATACGTTTAATATTAAATTATCAAACATTTTTCTAGCAGTTTTATCATCACCATCATACCACTTAGTTATAATAGTTGACTCTATAGGAATATTGTCATCTCTATAATCTGAAGCTTCATCTAACTCTCTCATAGTATATGTTATTCCATTACTACTACTCATATACTGTGTATCGCCAAGTATACCTGTATAATAGGATTCATCTAATTTAACATAAGTAGATATTGGTGTGTTGATTAATTTATACCACGCATTCTTTTCATAGTCAAGTACAAAAGTAACATTATTTTCTGTAGCTACAACACCATTAATGTTGTATGGTACAGATATCCAGTACTGATTTACTTTAGCTATATTAGTGCAGCATGCTTTATATACTGCTGCAAAGTTCATATTCTTCCATTCTCTTTTTAACTTATTACCAACCCAGTTAATCTTAAATCCATCTGTCCCCACTAGACCAAATTTACTTAAGAATAATACTTGCTCACTTATACAAGTAATAGACTTAGGTGCAACACACCCAACATTGTTGTCTATTAGTTCTACTGAGTAAGCATCCGTACCTGCTGCTGCCATTTTATAACAACTACCTTCTTTTAATATTATTAGCATATATGGTTGTGGATTTATCCCTACAATCATTTCGCCATTATCAGGATATACGTCATTCCAGAATATACTTTCAGTAGCAACGTTTCCAAACGTACCAACAAACGCTTGCCCTTCACCAGCTTTTGAGAACCATATTCTGCTACCAAATGAACTTATATAAAAGTCTTTATAACTATTATTAGCTGTAAAGTATTCTGCATTTATTCTTATCTTAACTACGTCTGCCGTATGTGGTGGAGTAGATGCACTAAAGTTAAACTTTATCTTAAGTATACCTATATTACGTTGTCTTTCTCTAAGTACAAACGCTCCAGCTCCGTTAACTCTTTCGTAGTATGCATAACATTTACCATCTATCTTAGAGTTTATAGCTTCACACATTGCTCTAAGTAGAGTAGTCATATCTGTAACATTAGTTAAATCTATTCTAGTAGCTCCAGCTACTGTAGTTTCATTAGCCAAAGCAAACTCATACACTTCTATAGTACTTCCACAGTTGATAGTAAAAGTATCCTTTACTAATATACTGCTATATGGGAAGTCCATAGAGATATACGCTTCTTGATAAGATTTACCTATCGCCATCATACATCTATTATCCCATACTGTAAGTTGTTGTGCTATTACAGGAGCTTGTGTTTCTGGTACTATATTCTTATTACAGTATAGTACATCATTAAGTATTAGTTCAGCATCAGCTATGTTATCTCTTATACATACGTCTACATAACCTAGAGAGCTATTACCTGCTAATGCAACCTGATTTGCAACAGAAGCATTTACTACAGTAATAGTTTTAAGTGTATTATCTTTTGCTGTCATCCTAAATATGCCATTATTGGCTACTGTCTTAAGCCCCTTAACTAATATATAATCTCCAAGTACTGCGTCTGCAATTAATTTACTTATGTCTGGACTACCTAGTAATTCTATTATCTGGTCACTACCAGATTTAGTTATAGACTTTATTTGAAAGTTACCTAATGTATTCATAGGAACTTCTAAAGCCCTATAAAAATTAGTTCCATCTGTTTCTGTTTTATATACTACTACTTTACATTTGTCTACATTATATAGTAATTCATTATTTTTCTTGTATGCTATTACTGGAACGGGTATTACTATGTTACCATTAATAGTAGTATCTCCAGCAGCAGCAGATAGCACTCTAGTTGCAGATGAACTATCCCCAGTTATAGTATCACCAGCAGAAAATAATCCAGATACATTTGTAAGATAGTAGGTAGTTCCTACTATTCTAAATAATGTTCCTGTTACTGTACCCGATGTTACTGTTTCTCCTATAGTAAAAGTTCCAGCTCCTGCTGTAGTATTTTTAGCTATAACACAAACAGTACCATATCTATACTGAGTAATACCACTCTCTACTAACTCGTTATTATTATCATATCTAGCATATGTAATTAAATACTTGTGTGCTCCTGGTGTAACACTTCCTGTTACCAAATCTACTTGAGAAAATTCCATAGAAGAAAAGTCTTCACAAGTAATAGTATCAGGAACTTCATGAAATCCCATTCTACTTATTTCAGTTCCATCATATACTAGTGGTTCATTCTCGCCATCAACCATAAATAAACTTCCACGTAGCATAGTAGAGCATACATCTGGTTCTGTAATAGTAGCGTCTGCAATTAAACTTACTGGTATGTCATACGCGCTTTCTACTTGCATGTCTGTAAAAACTAACGGTACTAACGGTAAGCTAACTATATCAACAGGGGCTCCGCCTTCGGTTTCTGAAATCTGAAAGTCCCCTGTACCACTGTTGTACCCTACTATAAAATATTTTATTGACTCAAGTAATGGGTAAGGTAATCCAGTACCTGTGTCTACTAGCCATATTCCCCAGCCATTTGCTAAAGAAGTTGTTATTGGTATATTAATTTTATCTGTGCTTACATTTATTGAAGCTGCTAGTACATTACTATTTAATTCTCTATCGCAATATGAGAATTGTCCCCATCTCTCACTTACTGAAACTAATGGAGAAGTACTACTATCAACCCAACTAATACTTTCATCTAAGGTTAAGTAATCTTCACCTGAATTTAAAGTAATAGACAGTATTCTAAAGTGTCTTTTATACCCCTGTAGAATTATCATGTCATCTGTTCTAAAGTTTATAGCATCTTCTACTACTAATAGATTAGAAGTTCTTCCACCATAACATGTATAAGGAAATGTCATCGCTCCAGGAAGCACTATTCCTTGTACAGTAACTGTAGTACCAGATACATTTGTTACTAACCAAACATAACTTGAACCGCCTATAGTTACATATACTTCATCATCAACTAAAAAGTGATGCCCTGCGTTTAGTGTTAAATCTGCTGTATGTGTTACTGGGTCATATGAAGATATGTTAGTAAGCTGTGCTTCTAACTTTAAAGCTGTAACTACTCCACAAGTATTATTACTTCTATAGTATCTACCATCTGTAGACATAACTAATTCAGATTTAGCTTCAGTAACATATCTATCAAACTCTTTTATAGCTGATGTTGATACTGGCTTAGCATAACGTTGTCTACCTTTTCTAGTTTTAAGGGTAGACTCACGACTACGTATCATATTTTCTAGTAAAAAGAACTCATTATCAGCATAGTTAACTAATGAGTCTTGTGAGTTCATCCCACCAGTAACATCAAAGTAATCTTTTTTCTGTAACTGTATCACTAAAAAGTTCCTCTAAGTTGATACTTGTATGTCTCTATTCTATCTGCTGGCAATGATTCTACTGCTTGAGACAGTCGTTGTAAGTTAACCATAGCTTCCTGATTAGGTTCTTGTACCTTTTCAAAGCAAGCTTTTACAGCAAAACCTATAACATAGTCCTGAATAATATCAGGTAATTTTATAGTAGTTGTATACCCAAATCTAGTAGCCATGTCTCCATAGTTAATATCAAATGCTGAACTACTAATTGTTTTTTCTCTGTAGGTAGTGGGTAATGCAGCGTCTGCTGTACCATCTGCTATTATACTAGGAATAACTTCTCTAACATATACTCTATAATTAGGTATGTCTATACCTACTATTGTATAATCACCATCATTACCAGTACTACCAGATACAGCTAATGTATCCCCAGGTATTATACTAGTAAGGGATGCTGAAGCAAATTCAAAATATCTGTTAGTTACATTTACTGCTGATATAGCTAACCCAGTTGTACCAGTATATATCTGTATATAATTATTAATTAAGTCTATTAATAACACTCTATAATAACTAGTAACGTTACCTTTCATACCATCTGTTACACTTATATAATCATTAGCATATAGCTTTATCTGAGCGTTAGAATCATATATCTCTAGTGTGTCAAAGTATAATTTATTTCCATCTACTATATTTTTTATAGCACCTAATGACGCATCTAGTCTAGGAAGTCTTTCTATATAAGTCATTACTAACCCTGATGTAGGATTACCATTACTATCTTTAGCACCAGGAACATTTAAGTTGGGTGTAGGATACAGAGTAAGTTTATCTCCCTTAACAATATAGAATACTGGAAAGTCTATATCCATATTAATTAGAGGTATCTCATCATTAAGTGACATTTCCCTTAAACGTTTCCATTCAGGAAAGTCCATAGCTTTAATAAACTTTATTCTATTTGCAGCACAGTTAAATGGTATATCATACTGTGCTTGTCCTGTTACTATATCTAGTGGTTCAGTTTCTTTATACAGAAAGTTTTTATCCTTTACATTTATAATAGAAAGAACATCACTTAAACCGTCGTCTAAAAACTCAATTATATTATCATCAGTAATCTGCTTATTATTAAGCTCTTGAGATTTATTCCTAACTTTAGTTATCATTTTTTGTACTGTTATCATTTATTTCCTCTACTAAAGTTTTATCATAATATTGCATATATAAGTTGGTTGCATATTTTGATGTGCTGTTCCATTTATACTAGCTAGATTATAAGCGGTATCTGGTTGTGTAGCTCCTGATGTTCCACTAATTGTTCCACTAAATGATGCACCGTCATGAACATGTTGTCCTTCATATTGCCATACAGGATTACCAAAATTAACTTGCAATCCTGGTGTTCCCCCGTGGTCATCTGTTGTTATTGTCCCACTACCACCAGTAGGCACACCACCAGTTTGTCCAGTTGTTCCACTAAATGAAGTATTAAGCGGATGTGTGTGATTATTAGTTATATGCCAATGTTCTGCTATCTGTGCATTTGTTAAAGCGTGTGTTTCTGCTCCAACAACCTGCCCTAAGGTTAGCCCATCTATTCCACAACCTGCAACTGTTAAAAGACCTTTATCAGTACCGCCCATATCTCCCTTACCAACTAGTGTTAAATCTCTAACATCAGGAACCATTATCCTACAAAGGTTTGTCCCACCAAAAGCATCAGCAGCATTAGCATAAGTTGCTCTTGTTGTTGGCACACCCGCACTTGTATATAAAGGTAAAGTTGCGTCTGTATGATAATCAAAATAATGAGTAAACAATGCCAATGTATCAGCATTAGCTCGTTCTGTTGCACCACTTCCAACATTTCCAATTGTTCTACCACTGGCCCATATCCAACCAGCGGAAAGTGTTGCTCTACTTGTATGTTTATAGTCGCCAGTTTCAAACATACTTTGAGTTGCTGGTACTGTACCAAAGTTTAAGTTAGTTGCATTAACTGTTGTAGCATTAACTGTAGTTGCTCCAACTGTTGTAGCACTTACTGTAGTAGCATTTACTGTTCCAAAGTATCCATTAAGCCATCTATGAGTACCATCCCCCAGTGAGTGTAGTAAATCAGCAGCGGGATTAATATTAGTATTAACTGCTGTTGAAGATAAATTACTAAGTTCATCATTAGCACCAAAGCTAGTTGGTATGTCTATCCAGTGGTCAACGGCTTCTTTCATCTGTATCTGTCCAGAAGGTAGACATCTAAAGCCTACTTCTGTTGTATCGTTAGGTGGTGTACCTTCACTACCAAACAATAAATATTTTGTACCTACAAGGTTAGATTCATCTCCCTTAACTCTTACTATTCTACTAATAGGATTAAGTTGAATATCACCAGAGGTAGTTGTTTGCAAAATTAAATTATGACTATCACAACCAATTAAGTTTATGTCACCTAATGCAACTGAAGTTACTGCACCTGGTGCTAGTAATGCGCTAGTAATTGCTCCAGGCATAATACCTGATGTAGGTATTTGTACTCCATTTTCATTAGAATGATTGTGAGCGTCGATTCGATTCCAGTTATAAAAAATGTCAACGAACCATACTGGCTCTCGTTCCCGTATATTTCGTATCAACATATTAGGGCTAAGCATGTATCTTGCCATTTATTTATCCTCACTCTCTAAGTAATTTATTATTTGTTTCATATGTGTAACCCATTCATCAACTGTTAAATTCATCTTCATCCAATTACACATTTTACAACATGGAACAGAATTACTTAAAGTGTACCCTTCATTATTATTTGCTCTATCTACACCATTATATCTTACTAGTGTATCTGTTAACTTATCTTTTAAAAAATTGCTCTCACTTGCAGGTTTTCCACAATATGTGCAATCTCTTCTTGTTATCTCTTTAAATTGTTCAAAAGTTAATTCAAAATTTAAATTTCTATTTTCTGCTTTCTTTCTAACTGCTGCATATACATTATATATTGTTATATCTTCTGCGTCTCTGGTTTCTCTATTATCTAGTGCTCGTTGTTTATTTGTTTCTTTTCTAACACACCCACATGAAGTGGTGAGTCCTCTAGTTAAAGAGGCTCCCACCACCCATGTTTCGTTTTCGCAATCACAAATACATTTCCATGCGTGTTGTGATTTATAAATACCTTTGTATTCATCAGTAACTAATAGTTTACCAAATCTTTTATTAGATAAATCTTTAAAATTAAAATGTTCTTTACCAGTTACTTTCATACTAAATTATTTATTCTACCTCGGTGTTGGAGAAGTTAGTGAGCTTCCCATTCTTGCTAGGATTTTTTACAATCAAAGCCATAATTCCGAATAATTCGCCTGTTACTTTATTTTCGTAACCACCAGAACTAGATGGTTTCAACCTTGTTATCTCACCGTTTACTTCAACGAACTCTGGTTCCTGGCCTCTAAACTCGAAAGTTGTAGGGTCAATCATGTAGATTCTATTCGTTGGGCAATAACGTGAATTAACTATAGGGATGCTTCCACCAGTTGGACTAGCATATCTAACAGTCTCTATACCTAGAGTAATATCTAGAGTAGGTTCTGTTATTACGTGTCTTAGCGACTGACCAAGTTCAGCAAGTCTGATATAAGAATCGAAGCTAGAAAGTATCATCTTAGGCTTTCCACCCTGCAAACCTATCTTCTTTGCGATAGTATGAAGGTTGTTTATCCCTAATGTTTCTCCTAGTAAATTCTTTACTTGTCCCTTAAACAAAGGTGTAGTAGCTCTTGATATACCAAACAATGTCTGTGTAGTTGTGTCATCAATAAGACCATCAAATCCTACCATTTCCTCAGATGCTGTGTCGATAACAGTAGAGGAACCTGTCCAGGTAATTGAATAACGCATAATTATATCATTAACTACCATGTTAGTTGCTATGATATTTTCTGCTGTGTTTGTACAGTAAGCAATAAAAGTACCAGCGTCCAAATCTACACTTTTAATTGTAGCTTTAGTTCCACCAGCGCTTCCAATTACTCTAGCTGTTCCAGTTGCTGGGTCAACCCACTTAATTTCGTCACCAGGTTCGAACCAGTATACACTACCTTTTGATGTAGCTGCTGTTGACAACGTAACAGTTGCTTCATCAGGAGTAGGAGCTACGTCTATAGTTGCACTAGCATATGTACCTAGAGCACCATCACCATAACCAAATACTGTTCTTGATAGCTGCTGAGCTATTACTTTGTTCTTACTTTCTAGTTCATCTGTCCACAAGTCTATAAATCTAGACTTATCAGTTTTAGCAAGTTCCATTTCTGTTCTGTCCATTTCCAAATGGGCTGTAACATACTTAGGTTCGATTGTTATGTTCTCGTATCTTGCTTTACTACGTGATGCAAATGACCCGTTGTAAGCTATAAAAGCTGCTGCTGGATGCCCTAGAACGTCCTTAGCTGCCATTATAATTTTCTTTCCTTCTATGTCTGCCTTGTTGAATTTTGCTGTTATTAGTTTAAAAAAGCTTTCTTCATCATGAAGAAGCTGGGTAACTGTACCCTCTTGAAGCACTTTCAGAATTTCTTTATAATCTGAATAGAGCGCTACGTTTTGTATAGCCATGTTTATTTATCTCCGTTTTGTTTGTTATTCATTCATTAATTTTTTTAACATATCTTTTCGTTCATTTAAAGTTTTACCTTTAAACATTTCTCTAGATTGTGAGTTATCTACACCACTAGAATTTACTCCACCAAAGTTACTCATAGAGTTTTTCTTTTTCTCTTCAGCATATTTAGTGAACTTTTCTTCCATGCGTTGTTTCTCCATACCATCTAGTGTTTTAAATATGGATTCAAAATCTTTAGCCGAGCGCCCCTCTCTTTCAACTATATCAAGTACTCTGTTAGGGTCTACATCTGGAAACTTTTCTGCAACACTTCTAAACTGATTTTCAATAACTCGTGCATCATTTTCAATTTTTACTGATTGCATGTACTGACCTACTTGTGATAACTGACGCTCTAGCTGAGCAATCTTTTCAGTTTGCTTAGCTACCATAGGATTATCAAATCCCTGTGCCTTCATCTTAGCTTCTACATAAGTATGTACATCAACCCCTAAAGCTTCTGCTGTACGAGTGTCTTCTTCAGAGTACTGTGGTGCTCCACCAGGCTGTCCTTTTGGGATAAGTCCAGTTAGAAATTCTTCTCCAAAAATGTCCTTAGCACGATTATAGTCTTTCTTACCTATAATCTCCTTGAGTTCATTAACTGCTTGAATGTGTGTCTCAGCTTCTTTTCTCATCCTAGAGGCTTCCTCAAATCTCTTTTCGGCAGCCGTTCCTTTTTGTGCTCTAGCAATAAGGTCTTCTTTTGTCACTTGCATTGGTTTACCGTCTACTGTTATAGTAAACTGTTCTGCTGCAGGTGCTGCTCCTACTGCGGATGCTCCAGATGCTGGTTGTCCAGAAGCAGGTGCTGATACCGCTCCTATACTTCCAGTTCCTTCTCCACCGCTTACTGGTGCTGAACCTGTTACTGGTGCGCTTGTTCCGTCTATCATTTTAATCTCCTACCATCCTGTTAAGGATAGGCTTTACTTTGTCTATACAGTCGGTGCAGCTTGCGCTGGGCCAGGTACCCCTTGCGGTGCTTGCATCCCGTTCTGTCCTGTCATATCAGGAGTAGCCATAGGCGCTCCTTCTTGTGGTGCTGACTGAGGAAGTTGTCCACTTTTGAACTGTTCTTCAGTAGCACCTTTCTTTATAAACGCATCAGCCATTAAGTGTTGAGCTGCATGCGCTTTTAATATTTCTTTTATTCCTGGTTGTAAATTAGCATACTCGTTAGTCTGGAAGAAGCCAAATAATTCTACATAATGTGCTAGGTGGTCATCTGCATTATAATCTATGTCAACTGGTTTTGTTGTTTGTAGCATTATATACTTTTCTTTTCTTTGTACTTTAGCAGCAGACTCACTTATATTAAAGGTACCCATTACATCCCCTAAACGAAGTAATTCAAAGAATTTATTACCATCCATCTTAATACCCCATTGCTGAGCCATAGTACCAATCTCTTGTACCATTTGTCTACGAGCTGCTGGGTCTAGTGGTAATGTTGAACCAAAATCTGTTTTTACTACATATCCGTTATTTAAATCCGCACCCATAAATGCTTTTGTTTCCATCTCGTCTTCTTCATTAAGTATACTTATAGTTCGTTTTTCATTCCAATACTGTTTTATATCACTAAGTAGTAATTCATATATTCCTTTAACTGCTTCTTTATATCTTTCGTGAAGTTGTATATGTACTTTAGTATCTGACTCTACCATTAAGTTAGCAGCAAAACCACTAACAGCTTTAGCCATTACTCCTCTACTAAAATCTCTAACTCCTGCTATATGCTGCATCATCTGTACCATATAATCATACGTTTGGAATACAAATGTTGGCATCTGTGGAGGTGTCATTGCTATAGGAGGACGACCTTCAGTACCTGTATAAGTAATAGGTATAGTAGGTAAATCATTTAAAGCATTATCAGTAAGATTAGCATTTCTATCTACTAACATAAATATCTTAGTATATAACTTAACATTTTCTAATACTCTACTAAACAACTCATTTATCTGTCGTTGAGGAGAGTTTAACATTTCCATTATACTTACTGGAAATAATTTATTAGGTGTAATTATATCTGGTAGTAATACTATAGGTAATTGTTTATGTTCATGAGGGTTGTCTTCTAATACTAATACTGTATAGTCATTTAAAAATAATATATGTCTACCACGATTAGCATTAAGTGGGCGAGACTTTTCTATATATTCCCATACTATTACTTTATCTGCAAAACGTCTAGCACTATTCTTGTCAGAATTAGTAGGATAATTATTATACACATCATCTGCTGTTTGCATAATATCTGCAAACTCAGGCCACATAGCTTGAGCTTCTTCTTTATCATAATATAACTTTTCCATATACCCATATACATCCATCAAGTTATTTGATGTACTATATAAGTAATAACAATATGGCTCAATTACTCTTAACTGAGAATCTCCAGTAAATAATAACTCTTCTTTAGTTTTATCATATTGAACTATCTCGCCTAAGTTAGCATTCCAATCTACTCGTATACATCCCATTCCATATAAAAATGTTCTCAAGATAAAATTATCTACTGCTTCTTTTACACCATATTTTTCTTTTGCGTATCTTATTAAACTATCTGCAGCAGTAGCTGTATCACGAGATTCCTGTGAGTTATTAGCAGGACTTGCTGTTACTACTGGTTCATTACTAATTAATGTTGAGTGTAGTAAACGAACAAAACTAAAACTATGATTCATCTCAGCTTCAACTAACCACTCTCTAAATTGATTAGTTAATTCTAAACGCTTGTTATTAAGTATTTCATTTACATACTTACGATAAAAATTACTTCTATAAGCATCTTCACTTCTACGCCAATAAGTACGATGATATCCAATATGAGTATTGAACTCCTGTACAAGTTTCTCTAACTTAGGTTTTATGTTATCCTTATTAAATACTATTGGACGCATTAAATACTCTCCGTAAATAATCTATTTGGTCTTGGTTTCAAAAATTGAGAAGTAACTGCTTCCCATAGTTCACCTAGTTTAGTTGTTTCTACTTCTTTACTAGACAATCTATTTCTCATAATATTTCCATATTTAATTGTATCAAGTACGTGATAGTCACCACGAACAGGGTCAAACTTCTGACTATCTTCTTTGTTGACATAACCAAATAATTGATTCTGGCAATCTTCACATGACTTAAATACTTTTAAAGTTCCTTTTGCAAATGAATTATCTAATTCTACTACCATGTCTTCGTTCTTAACTTTCTTTACTCCATGATATTCTAGCCCCTTACTTTGAGCAGTTTTTGTAAACCATGTCTCATGTACATCACTAAATCTATCACATATATTATATTCACTAGCAAATTCTTCTGCGTAATCTACTAGTCTTGTTGGTTCAATATTATCTATCATTGCTTCTTTTACTACATACCATACTGTTTCTTTGTCTTCATTAACTATATCTGATTCTGCCATTATACTTAAGCCAGCTAATCCTGATGATGCTGGGTCAACTATAAGTATCTTTCTCCACTTTTCAGGAACATGAAAATCTTCTACTATACACTCTTCATTAAATGATGGTACTAATGCACCTTCATAACTTGCCCATTCTCCTAAGTAACGTACTCTAAACTCTCTCTCAGGGAATATTTTCTTTGCTCTTTCTATCTCTTCTTTAGTAAACATAGGACAATCATATGCTGTTGCTCTAATTATATTAACGAGTGCATCTGGATTATTAATAAAATCTTTTATTTTCTTAACAAGTTTTAATGGAGTAAATGTCATATATACTTGACCATCTTTTCCATTAATTCCATGTGCTCCTTTAACACGCATTAGTAATTCTGTAAACGTTTTAAAGTCTGGTGGCATTTCGTCTATAATAACTAAGTCAACTGTATCAGACTGTACTCTGCTACTACCTTTTGCCATTGCTTTAAACATTATTCTGTTTTTTGTTAGCTTGTGCTCTATACCTACTAGTAATGATTGCTCTTTAATTTCTCTATACTCTTTTGCTGGTAACATATTCTTTATTTTCTTTTCATATATTGCTTGTGCTGCCATACTCATTGTTTCACTTACTATCCAAATTGTTAATCCAGTTGTTTTAGTTAATGTCTTATAAGGATGTACTCCTCTAAACCAAAAGATTGCTTCTCTAACTGCACAGTGAGATTTACCTACACGGTTAGGCAACTGAACAAAAACTAATTGCTCAGTTGCCCTGTGTGCTTTTTCCTGATAGCTAAACGGAGAGTATTCTAAACATTTAAGTTCAGAGTATCTCTGAAACAGTCTTGAAATCTTTTCATTTCTATCTTTTTCGTTTAGTATCATTACTTCTTTATAGTCCTACTGTAAACATTGGGCCAACAGAAACCATCCAAGCTTTTGAACCCGTAAGTAACTGAGTGGCTGTTAAATCAACACCAACTTTGGCACCTTCTACTGGATAAAATAAACCTAGCCCACCCATTACTGCCATATCATTTGCATTGACAGAAGCAATACGTGAGTAGTTATAGCCAAACCCAACTTTCAAATAAGAGTAAGGTAGAAATACTTTACCCTGTGGGCCTACATATAGGTTATATGAAAATTCATCAGCAGGTTTTGCCATTGAAAATTCTGCACCCATACCTATATCAAACCCTCTAACAACGCCTTTATCTGACGTGTATAGAGTGTAGTTCAATGTAGGGGCTACATTCAGTCCGTTGTCTCCGCTTTCAAAATGTGTTAATCCGCCTTTAACATCCATACTTGATGCCATAAGACAAGTTGACACAAGAAAAGCCATTACCAAAAATACTTTTTTCATCATCATTAAGTTCCTCCTGTTTTTAAAAGACATATTATCTATTACTTTCTACTCTAAAATAAGTTGCACCAGCTTCTGAATCTGAATCATCTGCTAGTTTTTGTAGTTGCATACATGGTTGTATCCCACTAATTAAATTACTAAAATCTATTCGTGGACAATCACACATTTTACCATCTACATAAAACTTAACATCAGATGAATCTGATATATCAATTTTAAACGTATATAACACCCCTTCTAATATTGTAATATTAGTTGGTGTATTTGAATTTGTTACTGTTCCATCTTCTGATACTATGTATAAATGTATGTTGGTACCATCATCATAAATCTTAAACCCTAAATAAAATGTTGCTGTTTCAAAATCTATGTTGTTAGCTGAACAGAATCCTATATACATCATTGCATCAATAGTTGTTCCTAGTGGTGTTGGTGTTATAGTAGGAGTTAATGCTGCGTTCATAACATCAAGCAATAGAGTTGAATCTATACCAAGTGTTGCTGGACCATATACTCCTGTAAATGTAACAGTAAATCCTGCTACCCACGTTAAAGCTACTGGTGCTACTGTAATTGTTGCTGGAAGTCCTAATAGTAATAGTTGTGCTTTAATACCAGCAGCAACTGTAGCTAAGTTAGCATTGTATGCCACAGGAGCTGGACTATCAACACCATTATAACTAACAACAAAAGAACCATGAGTTGCTTCAAGGTCAAATGTTAGTACGTCTATTTCTACTGTTGGTGTTGCACTACCTCTTTTATATCCAGCTTTAGTTTCTAGAAAAGGTTTTTCTAAAGTTAAATACATAAGTTCATCTTTAGTATCTAAAGTAGATTGTCCTTGTCCACTACCGTCTAAACCAAAAGTACAAAATCCATCATGAAGTGCAGGTGCTACGCCTGTAACAGCGGTAGCATGACCATATAAACCGTCATATGCTATAGTACTTCCTGCAAATCCTGCATCAAGTATTCGTCTAGTTGCTGTTGCTCTATTCTGGTGCCCCTCTTTTATAAGTTTACCTACCAATCCTAGAGAAGGATATAGATTATTAAGATAACCTACTAAATCTTTATTAAGTTTTCCTCTTGACATTTTATTATCTCCTATTAATTTCTATCACTTTCAACACGGAAATAAGTTGAGGTACTTGACGCAGTAGACGCTACAGCCCCCTTCTCTTGCTGGAATATTGGTTGATATCCTCCAGTATAATTACTTATGTCTATACTAATATTAGGTATCAAATCATTATTAACATAAAACTTAACGTCTGATAAATTAGATGCATCAATTTTAAATGTATAATAAGTATCATTAACTATAGTATAGTTAGTTGCTATGTTAGTATTAGTTATTACACCGTCTTTTGTACATATTAATAGAGATAGTGCAGCCCCAGTATCGTTAATTTTAAATACACAGTGTTTAGCTGTTGCTTGTAAATCTACTCCTTTAGCTGCACAGAAGCCAAAGAATGTTTTAGTAGCTTGAGCGCCACCACGAGTAAATTTAACTCTGCCCTCTATAAAAGGTTTATCTGTTGTTGTAAATGCCAGATTATCATTAGCAGATATCTGAGAATATCCTGCTCCTGCTCCATTCAAACCAATTAGGAACGTTCCATCTGATACTACTGGTGTATTACCACTTCCTGCACCTGAAGTTGCTCCTGTCAATCCATCATAAGCTAAGTCAGTACCTGCTGCACCTGCATCTAAGATACGTCTTGTAGCTGTAGCTCTTCCTTGATGTGCTTCTTTTAAAATCTTTCCTACTAAACCTAAATCAGGATAAAGGTTGTTAAGATAACTTACTAAATCCTTTCCAATTTTTCCTCTTGCCATGTGTTTTCACACTCCTATTTTTTATTACTAAGGTTATAGTGTCTTAGCCCACTCTATAAATTTCCCTTAATCATAAATCTTACTGCTGCCCCTAATGTTACTACATATATCCCTGTTAACCAAGATAACCACGAACGATGGTCATTAGTCATTTTACCTAGCGTAGGAATGCACTCTACTTTTTTTTCTATATTAGCTAGTCTTGCGTCTATACTTGCATACTGTGCTGCTACTCCACTATGAGCTGGACAAACACCAAAATTATCATTATTCATTAGCTACTCCTACTTTAATTGTTTTAGTTCTTCTACTGTTAAAACTTTATCAGATTTTATTTCCTTTCCGTCCATCACATAAGTATAGTGTTTTTTCCACTCACCGTCGCTATCATTAAAATCAATTCTTATTTCTGTTAACATTATGTTTTCCTTTTGATAGTGCTCCAATAATGCAGCACGTTCTTTTGCAAGCATTAACATTATTGGATTAGACTGTTTTAATACGTCGCTTATTTCAACTCGTTCCATAATTTACTCCTATACAATACTTGTTATAATACCATTTGTTACTGTAACTGTTTTGCCGTCCACCGTTGTAAAAGTATCTGATATTCCAATACCTAAATATGTTTGATTTAATACTTGGTCTAATCCTTGTTTGGCATTGATTACTGTTGGTGCATTGGCATTTGTATAATCAATTTTACTTGCTAAACTTATCTGATTTATAGTTGGTGTGGCTATATGGGTTTGTAGATTATATGTAGAGCTACTATCATAATAAGCCGACCAAGAACCAGCACCCGTTAAAAGATTAGAATGGACTTGGCTTTGGTCAACCATAGCTAAATATAAGTTTCCAGTATTTGCTACCCCTAACATTTCGTTTGCTGTCTTTTGTAACGCTGAAAACTTATTAAGGAATATCTGATAACCACTTTTAAGTATAACTGTTGGCGTAGTTGGAGTTCCACTATTACCAAAATCTATATAAGCATTTTCAAGATTACAAACACCAGCGGTGCTGCTATCTATAAATTGTCCGGTACCACCAATATACAAAGTACAGTCTTTTAATCCAAATGGAAGGTTGTCTGCTGTTGCTCCAGTCTGTCTTGTTATCTGTTTTTTAGCAGTTGAGCCAGCTTTCCTACCACCTATAAAATAAGCGTTTTGCCAATTAGTATGAACGCCAGCGTCAATATATCCTTCGTCGCCGTCTATAATAATTTGCATCATTCTAGTTGCGTACTTTGTTTCAAAAGCTGTTCTAGTTTTAAACTGTGTCCAGTTCTCAACAGAAGTATACCATATTTGAGTATCGCCAAGTGCTTCTTGTATTTTAATAGGAAGCACCATACCTTCGTCTGTATAAGTATACTTTATCATCTTTGTTCCTGTTCTACGTCCCCAAGTCTTAATACTACTGCACCTGGTAACGTATTGCCAACATCTGCACCCTTAACTTGGAAATATGGTTCTAACAAAGAACCGTGAGGTACATTAAGTGTTAGCCTTCCTTTACTTACTCCGTCAATAAAGCACTCACAGAACACGCCATTAGTTGTTATTAAACCACCAGTTGCAGTACCGTTTCCAGTACAAAGTATTGTTACTTCATTTGGAGCAGTAACAGTTACTTTATAGTCGCCGTCCCAAGTACCAGTACCACCAGTCCAACCAGTTAAAGTTATGTAATCGCCATCTTTCAAATACTGTGTTGCTGCAAAAACGATAGTTGCTGTTGTTCCGTCGCCAGTTATAGAAGTTACGTTAGGTAAAGTCATAAATGGATAACAATAAAAACCAAACCGTTTCATTGTACCTACACTGACAGCCTCGTTAGTAGGTAGCGTTTCAACGTTTGCACTTTCGCTTGCCATAAACTTATAGTAACTGTCGCCAATTTCATTGATGAACTTTATGTAATCGCCTGTTGCAAAGTTCTTTAATCCAAACTCAAAATCAGTTTTATTTGTTACGCCACCGTAGATAGATAATTTCATATCCATACTTGGACGACCTGCACCAACGTAATCAAATCCGTGTCCACCAAAAGTATAAAGTACCGTATCACCTAAAGTTGCAAGTGTTGTAAGTTTAATTCCATATAATGGTTCGTAACTTACTGCTGCAACTTGGTTTCCAGCGTCAGCAACCCAAGACGGATTAAATACATTTATAAAATTATCGTGTATCCTTAAACGTCCACCAGATTTTAATTGGCTTTCGTCAACGTACCAATTCGTTCCGTCGTCCCTAAATATTACCGTACCTTCTTGTTTGAAAACGTACTCTGTTGTATTGACAATATATTCCCCACTTGGGAATATAAACTTATTAAGTATGTTATTTGTCCTTACTGAACAACGAGTTCCAGCGTTCTTACAAGTGATATGGTATTCGTGTATTGGCATACCTGTTACAGCAGGGAGAGTAAACTCCTCTGGGTGTAACGGACTTGATATACCCATAAAATAATAATTCATCTGAATAGGATATGGTGCAGGAACTGCGGTTGCAAACGCTTCCCACACTGCCGCTCCAGTTGCAGGGTCTTTGCATTTCCATAACACGCCACTTGCATCATTGTTATATAACGCACCTTTGAAAAAAGCTAACCCAACAAGGACGTTGGTTCCACTATCATCATCAGTAACCAGAGGGTCTGTCGTACCATGATATATCTTAGGTGCTGCAATTTTAGCAGGGGATATACCAATTAGTGTACTACCATATTGAGTATCATTTTCTATGTTTAAGAAAATCCATTTTTTACTATTAGCATCTGTAAAAACATATCCAGCTTGTAGAATTGTAAGTGTTGCTGTTAATTGACAACTAGCATCAAAATAAATAGCTCCATCACCAATTATTCCAGTGTAAGGATATTTTCCACGAAGTAATACTTTTCTCTTAGTTCCACTTGGAGCAAGCGAAAGCCCCATTATTTGAAATCTTTTTTCACCCTTTGTAGGGTCTGGAGTTTCCCAAGTATTTATACTTGAAAGTGCAACACCTTCAAAACTACCAACACCAGCTCCTATTGTCTGACCGCTCATTACGTTATCTTCTTTTGCAAGTTCTCGTATCTCATTATTACTATCATAACTTGATGCTATTCCATATACATCATTACAATATACTCCAGTATCGTAGATATTAGCTCCAGCGTGTTTATATACATTACCGATATTTGGACAAGCTGCTATATAAACATTTGAACTATAATCAGCAAATACAGAATAAGTTGTGTCTGTTACTAATCCTGTTGTGTCTGCTGCATAATGAACAGCGGCAGAAGTTGAAGTTACAAACTCAATGTAATGTCCCCAAGTAGGGTCAAATCCCATTTTAGTAATTACAAAACTGTTTGTGAAATAACTTGGTGCTCCAGCGGGAGCTTGTATTGCTATACATTTACCAACATCAACATAACCAATTACAGCATCAACATATAATCTGCCAGTTGTCGTTGCTACTATACCACCTGGTACTGTACTCTGTTCATAACCTGTACTTCTATAAACATATCTATCAACTATCCCGTTTACGTCTGCCGTATAAGCACCACCTGTATCATAAGCTGTTGCTATAAAATACTGTCCGTGACCATCAGCTCCGCCACCAGAGAGTGTTAGAACTCCAGCATAAACCGTTGTCCACGGTGCTCCAGTTCCAGTTACCCGAACGTGTTTAACACCATTTGAATAAAGGGCGGCAAAGTTAGGTCCATATATCTGTACTACACCACCGTTAATCTGCCAATATCCATTTGTTGCAAGTGTAAAGTAAGGTATCATTCCCCCCATTAAAAGAGCAGAGGTGAATAATCGTGATGCCTGTGATTGTCCTGTTGGAATTGTTGCATTAAATCCAATACAGTTCCTTAACATATAGTTTCCAGCTTTGAACATTAAAGCCATTTCAGGGTCTTGTGAACTCCAAGATGTATCATATAAAGTTGCCGAACCTGTCGCACTACTATCAATAGATATTTGAGGTGTTCCGCTTAATTGTCCAACAAGTTGTCCACCCTGTATTGATACGTCCTTAAAATGCCCACCAGCAATAATTCCACCGAGTATAAACTCTATTGTTGGTGTATCTGTTGGACTTGTTCCACCATTAGTACCAGTGAAATCGCCATCGTAGAATGTTACGCTATCGGTAATCATTACCGCACCATTTGGTAGATTTGCTCCACTTACTTTGAAGTTCTTAATAAATATAGATGAAGTTCTTAAATCAGTAATTTCGCCGTTGACTACCATATATTCATAAACGTCACCTGTAAACCCACCAGAGCAAGTTACATGAACTGTGATTATACCAGAAGTATTAAGGTCTATATAAACATAAGGGTCAAGTACGCAACTTGCGTCGCCTGTACCACCAACTCCAGTTCCTATTTCTTGTGAGCATTTAATAACCCACCTGTTTGTTGACGTTGGTGTTTGAGTTGCAATATACGCCCTAGCATTTGCATAATTTTTATACTGAATACCAATTTGTTCTTGAACACTAGAGTTAATCCAAATCTCGTTTTTAAGATTAGGATAATGTACTGCACGTCCTAACCAAATTGCCAAAGGTACACTATCAGTACAAGTAAACGTATAGTTTGTATATACCGTTCCTTCTGTTATATAAATAGTATCACCCATTATGCTTTCGCCAGTTGGTGATGCACTTGGGTTATATACAATTCTAGTCCACGCAGTTACGTTTCCTGCTACAACCGTGGCTCTATAAACACCACGATTTGCAGTTACTGTTAGACTTGGGAATAAAACATATTCATTATTTGTTAAAGTACCGCCGTCTATTACAACAGGTGCTCCAGTCGCTGGAAGAACAAGATTAGATATACCAACGTAGTTTACTGGATAACCTAAAGTCCCACCACCACTATTTTGTCCTGTAAAATCAAAACTATCTGCAAGAGGATTATAAGCTACTTTCATTCCCATGTTTATACCCTCTCTACTGTAAGCATATTTCCTGATATATCATAAGTTAAATTTATCTCACATATTTTTGTTCCGTTAAGCCCGCCCTTGTAAAATACTGCTTGAGTTAAGTTACCACTAATATCATATGAACATTCTACTGCATCCTTTGGTTCAGGTACAAGTCCACTCATGCTAATTGAATTAGTATCTATTAAATTTTTTCTAAGTATGTAAGTACAAAAAGCTGTTACTGCTGTTGCTGCATCTGCTATTCCTATAGAATTATAAACTATTAGATATTTACTTCCAGGAGTATCACTTACTTCATATATTTCAAAGTCCCCATCATTTTCTGTATTATTGTTTCCTGACATAGTAACTATATTTTTTGGGTGTAAGTTACTAAAATTTTCTGCATCATTAAAATAATACTTTGTAAATAAACCTACAGCAGCATCTATTTTAATTATTGCTGCTTTAAGTATTACTCTTAAACCACTACTTGTAATCTCTTCACTTGCTCTCGTTGGAGCTTTTCTTTTACCCTGAATCCCCATTAGCATAATTCTATCCCCCTTTTAAAACTATTGGTAAAACCAATAGAGTTCTTAGTTATTTTTTCAGTCTCACTAATTTTTCTTTTTGTTTCTTCAGAACGAGGTTTTCCTCTTCTAGTTGCTGCTGCATTTTCTATCCACTCTTTTGATTGTTTTCTTCCTTTTAATGCATCACTTATTTTCTTTTTTACTTCTTCTGAGTGTTTCATCCCTCTATGTATATTCCCTATCTTCTCACAATGCTCTTTACTTAATTTTATTCCTTTTCTATTTGGTGGGATTACTCCCCTTCTTATTTTATCTTCACTCATCTTCTTTCTAGTTTCTGCTGTATGAATAACCCCAGATGCTCCTTCTCCTCCAGTACTAAAATTAGCTTCACAATATCCTAAGTCTTTATATAGTTTTATAAATTCTATCTCTTTTTTAAAAGCTTCTTCTTCAGTAAGTCCTTCTACTATTATTTCTACTTCATATCCTTTACTTGATATATTAGTCCAATACTTTGTTCTATTACTCTTTTCATTAGCTCTTTTAGTATGCCCCTTACCAACATAGAAAGGAGTGTTTTTATCTAATCTAATATGTCTATATATGCAATAAGTACTATCTATCATTTGATTTCCTTAACATTTTTAATTTCCCCCTTTCTAACTTTTGTTGATTCTTGTTCTCAGCAATTTCATTGCAGGGATAGAACCTAACTTATTTACTTCGTTACTATATTTTTTCATACCACTATAATCTTTTATAAAACTTTGTGCTGATGGTATTGTAGAAAACTCTCCTAGCTTTTTACCTAAATCACTTAGCACATGAAATTTTCCAGTTAGTGATTTAAATATTTTCATATACTAACACACTCTCCAAGTGTAAATCCAAAGTATTGTAGTATACTTTTTAAATAAGCATCAGCAAGACTACTAAGTTTACTAATGGCAAGTTTAACATCATCATCGTTGTCCATATAAAAAGCCTCAGTAATTACTGCTGGCATATTAAGCTGATTTAAAAAACATCCACCTCTGTCATCTTTATGTAACTCTATAAGTCCTCTATCATGAAGCCCCATAACAATTACTATATTATTTTGTAGCAAGTATGCAAGAGACTTTGACTGAGGAGAATGTTCCTTGTAGAGTGTTTCTGTACCACTAATTTTTTCGTTAAAAGCATTAGCATGTAAACTTATTAGTATATCTGATTTACTAGAATTAATAAGTTTAGGTTGTTTAAAGTAACTATCTTTAGCAGTACCACGATTAGTTACTTCTAATTTAAATAATTCAGTTAAATTTATTTCATCTTTCTTAGTTACATACTTACCATTGTTATACTGTCTAAGTATTTCTGTTGCGAGTTTATTGCAGTATTCCCATTCGAACATATCATATCCGTGACAAAATGCTCCCATAGAAATTTGTGAATGACCTACATCAATTAATGCAAATTTTCTTGTATCAAATATATTACTAAACATTTAAAACATCCTTTTCTCTTTGCCTTCTTTTTATTTGAGAATCAATTAATCTTTTTCTTGTTTCTTCAGATATTTTTCTACCAATACTAGCTAGTCCTATTTTTTTCTTTGTTTCTTCTGACATATTTTGTTTAGCTATACTCATTTTTAATCTGGCTTCATCTGATTGTTTCTTTCCCTTATGCTTATCAGACATTAATTTTCTAAACTCTTCTGTTCTTTTTTTACCAGTATTTTTTATTCTTCTTTTTTCTATTTCTTCTTTAGATTGTTTTTGTCCAGTTCTTTGTCCTGGTTTTCCAAGCAACCCATTTGGTCTACCTTTTTTTGACTCTGATATTTTTTTACAAAACCACTCTGGTCTTTTACCAAAATGTACTGGAGGCTTATTACCTCCTTCTAAAATATTGTATCCTATATTTTTTCTATCTGTACTATTAAAACAATCTATCCAATATACTTCTCTTTCATTCATATTCTCTATTGATGTACAGTATTCTATTATATCTTTTCTAAAGTTTTCCTTACCATATTTTTTAACTGCTTTTTTTATTAACTTTCCACTTCCAAAGTAATTAGGATTATTTCTAATATCTTGTCCTATGTATATTTTGTCATTAATTAGATTTGTAATTTTATATATTATCATCATCCTCACCAAGTAATTCTGTGATAGTTGGTATGTTATCTACGTTTGATTTTTCATCTGGTTTCTTTTGAAAGCCATAGGATGCTAAAATTTCTGTTACTTCTTCTGGTGTTTGAATACCATCAATAAGTTTACCAAAGCTATCCTCATCTATTTTATCAGGGCTTACTAAACTTGAGAACTTAGACAAAGCACCAAGTGCTTGTGCCTGGTCACGAACCGAAGCACCCTGGACAGAATTAAGTAGCCTTCTAGCTGCTACTGTTACTAGCATATCTATTTCTTCTGTTACACTTCTTTCCTCGTGTAAGAAGATGAAAAACTGTGGAGTAGTGTCAATCAGCTTAGTTATTTCTTGCTCTGGAATATCCAGAAGCTTTGCGTATTCATCTACGCTATAAGCCTTAACACTCTTTCCACCGTTTGTATAAAATGCACGCTTTAATACAAGCATGCCATATGTTGGAACGAAGATAGAGCCATCATTTAAATTGCTATATCTTTGACCAAACAACTTTTCATGTAGTTCACTTGCTTTACGTATATTAAAATCACGTATTGATTCGCCAGCAGCAAGTTCAGATAATTTAGGTATTACTTTAATCTTTGATTCCAATTAATAATCTCCTACACATATACTTGTTTCTAACATTTTGGCCTCTACTAATACTATATATAATACTAAGTATATAATATTACTATACTATTATATAATATACTATATATTATACTGTATATACATTACGCTTGTTTAGATACATATACATCTATTAGTATCAACTCTATCTATTAGCTGAAGATAAGTACTGTATTCTTAAGTACTCATATAGATATATATGGAGTACCATCTATATCTATATTCGTACTTATATTTAATACAAGATATATATATATATATATCTAATATATTATATATATAATACTAATATATACTATATATATTTATATAGAGTATTTTGAGATATGAAAAGATGCCCTTGACAAGGTTTTAGAAGTATGTTATACTGTGGCTAGAATCAAAACCATAGGAGGGATTGAAACAATGAATGAAGTAAAATTAGGTGGAAAGCTTTGGAGAGCGTACGTTGGAGAAACTAAGGGCAGAAAGTGGGCGTTCTTCACAGTAGCGGTAGAAAGTGGAGTAGACAGAGAAGGACAGCCAACAAGTGAGTTTATTGGTTGTAGAGCAAGTGGAGATATGACAGACATGCTAAAGGATTTGCCTCAAGGTAAAGGAACTGACACTAAGCTGAAAGTTTTAGGCGCTATTAAATCTAGCCCTAAAAAAGATAAGTCTAAACAGTATGTGCTAGATACAACTGGTAACAAGATTTACGAAACTTACGTTGATGTAAAAGAAGTGTCCCTTGATACACCTGCAGCTAAGGTTGCTGGTACAAAAGCTGCATTCTAAATAGGAGTAAATAATGTCACTGACTTTTAAATGTGCGTGTGGAAAGACTCATACTAGGTTTGCTAAGACTCAAGTTGTATCTATCAATGGCAACAAATGGGACTTAGACTGTTACTTAGAAAAGATGAATATTGAGTATAAAAATATCCAAGCTGAAACTATGATAACTCAGTTAGTGCTAGCAGAAATTAAAACTAAACATCCTGAAGTTAATGTTGAAGATATAGCAAAGGATGTTGCAAGGAGACTTAATGAAAGCTTTAACAACGAAGGTGGATTGTAGAGATTGGATACTGTTGCTGTTATTTATAGGACTTATAATACAAATAGGAGTAATTAGACACAATGGAATTACTGTTACAATTACTAAAAAGATACCCGCTGCAATTCGTGTTACTTATTACTTGCCTCATGCTCTGTCTAAGTACACTCCAAGAGGAGGTAAGACATCATCAGGACTTAAGGTTGAAGAAGGGCATGTAGCTGTTAGTAGAGACTTGTATGAGAAAGGTTATACGTTTGGTAAAAAAATAATAGTTGATAAACTAGGTACTTATGTTATACAAGACTTAACTCACAAGAGGATTAGAAACACAGTTGATATATACAGCAGTAAGGTAACAAACATAGGAGCAGAGACAAGGGATACTTGGTTACTAGAAGAGTTTAAAATAAAATTTTAAGGAGGAATTATTTATGGGATATTTAGGAGAAGCTACGGCATGTTGTCCATCAGCAAAGCCTTGCTTAGAGAGTACACTAGACAGTACTGCTGGATTAATAGTTGATACAATTAATTGTCTACAAAGAATAATAGACAAACTTGCAGGAGCATCAGTAGAAAAACCAATAGGTAATGCACCAGTAGCACAGCCAACGATAATGCGTAATGCAGGAATGAATAGAGATGGAGTAGAAATGTTACTAAATAACGCTAGGCAGATAGAAGAAATATTATTTGGCTAAATAAAAACAAAGGAGATTACTTATGAAAATTAAAATGACATTAGGAGACGCAATGCAAATGATGAGAGGGCTAGATAGTCCTCAGACATCACAGGTACAGGACACAGACTTAACTTATGCTATGGAGCACACTAGACGAATGCTTATGAGAGACATCAGGAACTATCAGTATAAACCTAGTAAAGAGTTTATGCAGTTTAGTATGGAGAATCAGAGAATAGAGCAGAAGTATCAGCAACATCAAGGGAATACTCCGCTAGATGTAGCTAATAAAAAAACTGAAGTACTAGAGTTAGAAAAGAAGTATGCTAGTGTTATAGCTGAAACTGAAAAGCTAGAGAATGAGTTTCAAGAGAAGCTAGAGAATGAGTACGACTTTGAAGTACACTCTATTACAAAAGCAAGCCTACCTAAAAATCTAAATGGCCCAGTGATGAAAGCGCTATTTCTAATGATAGAGGTATAAATGACTACTAAGGCATTCATGGAGTACCATAAATGACTACTAAGGGAGAGTTAACAATTTGTGATATATGGTTGCACTCAGGGCCTATTAAAACCTTTGATAAGTTTATAGAAGGTGCAGTTAATAAAGCTATAGCAACCTCAAACTGTAAAGTAATGAACAAGTTAAAATATAACTTCAATCCATACGGAGTTACTGCGGTGTATATCCTAAGCGCCTCCCACTTAGGATATCACACCTACCCTGAACACAGTTATGTCAGTATAGACTGTTATACTTGTGAAGGTGAAGGGAGTAGTAAGAGAGTAGTTACTAATATTATCAATGAGTTAAAGAAGCACATAAAGAAAACTAAGTTACGAACAATTAGGAGGGGAGTATGACACTAACACTAAAAAATATAACTATACAGCAGATATGGAAGATAGTTGCTGCACTAAACTTAAGTGAAGAAAACAGTGAGATGATGATAAATGCTATTGAAGCTGAAGAAGAACAGTTGGAATTACCACTATGAAAATATTTGAGTACAAACATTTCTATAGGAGGTACCTATGAACATTCAACTAGTAAGTAGCACAGGGGTACCTTTACCTAAAACACTTGATAACATCTACTTTCATCAGTTTTTAAGTTAGATGGGGACACTGTAAGCATAGAAAGTGTCTATACAGTACTAAACTGGTTAGCTTGGAGTGCTAAACATGGTAAGGATACTAGACACATAGTAACAACTAAGTGTGTAGGAGTAGTAGAAGGTAAGATACAATGGACAATTTACAACGAGAATGCGGAGGTATGATATGTGGAAAGCGATTATAATGATTCTACAAGTATGTATATTATGTTACTGTGAGCACATCAGTAATAAAATAAGTAAATTAGGGGTGAGTAAATAAAGCAATCATTTCTAACGGACTTAAAAGCTGGTGAAGAATACCAAGACTTCGTTAGAAAAGTACTAGAAAATAAGTATTCTATACACTTAGACTACTATCAAACAAGGCATGAACAGTTAAACATAGGGGAAAGTAAACAAGGGATAGAGGTAAAGTATGACCGTATCACTTCTAGAACAGGCAATCTATTTATTGAAGTGGAATCAGGTGGTAAACCCAGTGGTATCTACCGTAGTGATAATACATGGCTATGGATTATGGGTAACGAAGACATCATGTATGCCTTCAGTAAGCGAAATCTACAGCGACTTCATCAATCAGGTAGGTATACAGTGATAGATAACAAATATAAATCAGCTAAAGGCTTCCTAATAAATCAGGAAACTATACTAAAGCACAATGATTTCATCATAAACTTAACTAAACAGGAGGAAATAAATGGAAAATCTAACGAAATATCCAGTAAATGACCTGTATCAGATGTACAGAAAGTTAACAAGTAAGGCTACATGGAGTAAAAAGGACTTCCAGTTGCTATGTAGAATAGATAAACACATAGGCAGCAGAGAAGTGTTACCTACAACTAAGCGTAAGAGTACTAAATCATGCCTCTAGTATACCTAGTAATACTATGTATGGGTTTCATAATAGCTGCTGATGATGATGACATATTCCCAATATAGTGTTTAAACGCACAGAAAGGGGGTAAATTGAGCAGTAAATAGCTCAAGGTATACCTAACTATGGGTAAACACTAACGTGTGTTATACGTCAATTGTGTGATAAGTTATGTACTAAGTGGTGCAATCCAATAATACCGCATACTTAGCTGATGCTCCATATGTGCTGCTAATAATATCAAGTACTTAGCTTAACTAGGGTATGTTGGTGGCTAAAAGTAAGTGTGTGCATTGCCATTTCCCTATAGGTGGTATATCAGGTAGGGGGGGCAGTTTAACACTAGCCTATTACCCTATTATGTTACTACACTATTATATAACTACGTCGCTATAGTACTATGCTACTATAGTTATATAGACGCTGTACTAACATACTACTATACTATTTTAGATAATAAAAAACCCCTGTTAACTTAATAACAGGGGTTAGTTAGCTTAGTCCTTTAGTCCTTTACTTTACTAGCTTTGCTTTTATGCATTGTGCCTTGACTTTACTAGTACAATACTTTTTTCCTTTACACTTACTACAGTATCTAATTATGTACTTACTCATAACTAAAACCTTTTAGCTGTTAGTCTTGCTGTATACTTATCAGTTTTAGCCTTGATGTACTCAGGACTAGCGACGTACTCAGCTCTAATGTTTTTAGCGTCTACAGCTAATTTTTTTACTGTAGCTAGTATGTAGTCACTATGCTGTAGTAATACTGTAGCTTGTGAAGGACTTAAATTAAGCGGGTATTTGTCGCCGTGTACCCCTATAGTGATGTACCCTGTTTTTCTAAGCTCGATTATTGGCTTTACCGTTGCTGATGGTGCTGTTACTGTACCTAGTGCCTTGCTAATCATTTCTTGTACGTCTTTTTCTGTAAACAATTTTGTTTTACTCATAACTTTTTTACCTCTTTACTTGCTATCTTGCGAGCTGCGAATTACCGCTTTACGCTACATACAAGATATTCAATTTTCAAAGAACCAAGCTTATCTACACTATACCAAAGTACAATTTATAAACAGTATAGAGGCTGTGTACTTAGTCAACGTCGACGCTTTTTTGTATATAGTTATTTTTAACTATTTTCACTAAAAATAAAAGCTTGTAGTATCAAAGATTTGTAATTTTTATATATATAATTATTCCATTGATATCTGTAGTCAGGAACTCGCCCTAACTTTTACACTATATAAAAACTTTAATTGTTAGCTGTAATTGTAAGCTACATATATGCATATAAAAGCTGCTTACTTTGTATTGCCCGACGTAACCACGACGTAAACTATAAACTTCTGCTAGTATACTAGTATAAACTTTTATACTACATACTACTACACACTATAGTATATAAGTATAGTACATAGTATACAGTAGTGTCAAACTAAAGCTGTAACTACACTTGCGAAAGTAAGTATAATGATTTACTAATCATTTTACTTGTGCAAACTAGCTAATGCTGATAGTAAACTATCAAGACTTGAGTACAAGTGTAATCTTTACAATTTACTGTTGTAAGTTTTACAAAACTGACGTGTATGCAAGAAGCATGCCAAGTGCAACAGAAAAA